TGGCGCGGGGCGGGCCTCGTGTTCGGGATTTTCCGCAACGATTGGGTGCGGACCCTGCCGCTGGATTCTCTGCCTGCCACGCGGGAGGGTCGCCGTTCGGCGTCGACCAATTGGGGCGTGGCGTGGCGTCGGGTCGGTCGCAAGGCGTGGGAAGTCCGCGAGGGCGCGGATTTCATCTTCGCGCTGGGCTGGGAGTAACGGGGCGGATTGGCCGCCCCCTTTACGATGCGGCAATTGCCGCGGAAAGGGAAGGGTAGGAAAATGGCACTCTCGAAGAACGCGCAGCGGACCATGTGGCAGGCTCGGAAGGCCGGGGCGGGCGCCGAGGAGACCCTCGCGGCGTGCCTCGCGGCGAAGGCGTCGGGGATGGAGATGGAGGACGAGGCGACCCTCTGGGCGCACATCCAGACCATGCGCCCCTACCAGGAGCGCGGGCCGTACACCGCGAAGGCGCGGAAGGACGACCCCGCGAAGGTGCGGGAGGCGATCCTCGACGCCGAGGCGAAGGGGCAGTTGACCGCGGACCAGGCCGAGGCGCTCCTGGCCGACATCCAGGCGAAGGAGGACGCGGCCGCCGAGAAGGCGAAGGCGGCCATCTTCGGGAACCTCCTCACCCGCGTCCAGGCCCTCTAGGCCACAACCTGGGGGGAGGGCCGCCCCTCCCCCCCTTTCTTGACGGGAGGATCAGCCATGAAGGTCAGGCTCTGGACGGCGATCAGAACGGCCCGGAACGCACGCCGGATGCACAGGGTGTGTGACCTCTGCCGTACCCGGAAACTCCTCGCCTCCGGTAGGCACAGGACGGATGTGACCACGGATTTCACCGAGGCAATGAAACACCGGACCGGCACGGAATAACTGTCGGACCTAGATCAGGGTTAAGGGTCGGAGCCCTTGGTCCTGCTGTAGGGAGGAAGTATCGCTCTTTGGAATGAGATGTAGCGGGAAGGAAGGTGGGGGCCTAATTCGCTGGTACAGCCTGCCAGCGATAGGGAGGGATATCGCCCCGATAGCAAGGGGAATGATCCTGACGCCCGTAAGGGGGCCATCCAGCCGGCGCAGAGAGTAGGGTGTATCCTAGGGTATGCGCTATGGGGATGGGTACCGTGGCCTAAAAAAAGCAAGGAATGAGTCTGGAAAGACTATGTGATGGATGACCTTGCCTGTCCTGGTAGAAGTACCCCAACCAGCGGAAATGCTCTTCTGGGGGGCGGAACCTCAGGGTAAAGAAATACCCTGTTTGGTTAATCCTGGGGGCTTCTACCAAGGACAGGTGTTACCAAAAGTAACATGGTTAGGATTTCTTCCAGAACATGGCGAAATTGAAGGGAGAAAAAATCATGGACGACAAGGAGTTCATCCTGAGAGTCAAGGAAGTGATCGGGCAGTATGAGGAGGGTCTGATCTGCCCGGATGAGGCCGTGTCCAGCATCTCCTACATCGTGGTTCAGAAGGCCAGCCAGTAGGGAGGGGATATGAACCAGCGGCAGTATGAAGCCCGCCGGCAGTACCTGGTTGCCCTGCTCAAGAAGGCACGTGGGGAGGGGAACAAGGGTGCGGAGAACTTCATCCGCAAAGAGTTGGAAGCCCTGGATGTCGTGAAGGTGAGGTAGAGGATGTTCAAGCGGAACGAACTCAAGAATGGAAGGGCTCACCAGGTAGGGAAGCAGTTCGGGAAGCAGTCCATGAGCGGGCGGCAGTGCAAAGGGGGGAAGTCCTCCACCCCGTTCAGCCAGTACCAGCAGTACCAGAGAAGGTCTAGGGAGAACAAACCGAAGGACTTCACGCCCATGACCGAGGATGAGAAGCGTTGGTTTCCCGATGTGTGGGCGGAGATGCTGCAGGAAATGAGTCTGCCCGTGCGGGAAGTCGAAGCGGATTGCCCGTACAAGCGCCAGGGGCCGATGGTCGAGGCGCAGGTCGTGAGGGAGATGAGGATCTATCGGAAGTGCTCCAGGAACTGCAACCCGACGCCCTTGGGGGGATGCAAAGGGTGGACAAGGTGGGCATCGTGCCCCCCGCCGCCTGAGCCGAAGGAGGAGTTTTAGGAAATGAGGCCCGACTGCTGGGGAACCGAGGAGTGTCGGAAGGATTGCAAGGATTTCGAGACCTGCACTTGCCGGGACTGCTGGATGGATTGTGATGGGTGTTTCGAAGGTGAGGATCCCTCGAAGGTGAGTGACCCGGCGAGGAACCTCCACAACGGGTAACCCAAAAGTGAAGGAAAACACTATCCTAGGGATAAGTGTGGCTGGGTGTGTGGAAAAGAAGGCTGGAGCAGGAATTGGAAGGGTGAACCGGGGTCGACCGTTAGGTCATTTCCCCGGCTAGCCCCAACGAGCCTCGTTCCAACCTTCTTTTCTGGACATCAACTCACACAACCCAAGGAAAGGAGGGGAGAGGCATGATTTTCTGGCCCTCCTCGGGGAAGTTCAGCCTCGCACTGGAGGTTGCGGAGTACCAGATTGAGCGGATGGCGAAGTTCAGGGTAATCGGGACACCAAAACCAACCCAAACAGAGGAGGGAAGCGCCATGAAGTTCGGGAAGGTGGGTTCGAGCGGGATGGTGTACTACTACACCATCACCCGGCCGTTCGAGGGCTGCTTCGGCCCCAAGACGGTCGAGACCAGGATCGTCGTTGGGAACCGCAAGCGCACCCGCAAGGCGTAGCAGCCTGCGCGAGGTGAACTACTCCCGCAAGTGCTTTCGGTACATCCAGCACAAACTGGGGAATAACTGGTTCGATCTCTCCATTATTCCCGGATGTGCCGAGGTGCTTCTGATGGCCAAGCGGGCGGAAGACGAGAAGGAGGTGAGAGTGTGGACAGGTTCTGCGTGAACTGCCACTGGGTGTATCACACCAACATCGGCTCGACGGGGCTCTACCTGTGCCGACACCTGAAGGGGCCGAGGGACCCGGTAACGGGGAACTTCGTGCCCTGCAAGGAGGTGCGGGCGAGCGAGTTCTGCGGCAAGATGGGGATGGAGTACGAGCCGCAGGTGTGCCAGTAACCGCGCTTTTCAAGTGCTTGAAAAGCGCCAACCAAGAAGGAGGCTGAAATGGCCGGACAGTGGAAGGTGGTCGGGATCGAGAAGTTCAAGGGTCAGGACTACATCAAGATGGAGCGGCAGGACAAGTCGGACAACCCGTTCGCCAAGACGCACGCCAACTTCAGCCGCGAGCAGGTCAAGGCGCTGCTGGAGGGGATGCTGGTGCCCGAGCTGGCCGAGTTCGCCGGCCTGGACCCGGAGAAGTTCATCTAGCGTTACCGAAGGTAACGTGGAAGGACAAGGAAAGGAGACCTCATGAACTGGCGCCGCTGGTAGTCTGACGGTTGAAGGTGCGGGACGAGCATCGGCATCGTCCCAATCCTTGAGGTGTCAGACAATGAACCCAAAGGAGGGGTGAAATGACGGTACGAGTGATTGAGGCTGCGTGGGAAAAGCAGCCGACCGTGGAGAAGATGATCCTGACAGTTCGGGAGTACGCCACGGCTCACTACGATGAGGGTGGCTGGGACTACATCGTGGAGTGCTGGTCCGACGAGGACATCGCTCAGATCCTGGCCGAGGAGCAGTGCCACAGCCTCAAGCAGGCGGTCAAGACGATTCAGTCCATCGTCCAGGTCATGGACGACCGCCGGCGCGAGGTGATGGCCGAGGTGTTCTAGGAAAAGTGTTACCAAAGGTAACACACAACGAGGAAAGGAGAACGAAATGGGACTGAGAGGGATGTGGAAGTCCGCTGACAAGCCCCGGATCGTGCAGGTCGAGGTCATTCACGAGCGCAAGTCCGTGACCAGGACCACGATCAGCCCCGCCTCCTGCGAGGAGTGCGACGGCAAGCCCAGCGACGAGTGCTGGGAGCAGTACAACTGCCTCGTGGCCTTCGAGCGGAAGTTCGACAAGCCGTTCTCGGGGTCGGGGAAGTAGCCATGATTCCGAGGAGACAGAATCCGCTGTTCTACCTCGCGGAGTGCGACGAAGGGATGGCGAAGGATCCGATGTTCGCGGCGAAGTGCGCTGCGGAGTTCCTGATGTCCATCACCATGCACGACATCCACTCCACGGAGAGCCTTGCGTCCTACACGCTGAAGGACATCCAGCGTATGTTGGAACTCTCCGAGGCACAGCACGGCGAAGGTGTCACGGTCATCAACCCGATGCCCGCCACCTACTACGCCAACGCGATCGAGGAGGTGGATGACGATGGGCAAGCCTGAGGTTTCGATGACTGCGGATGTCCTCCTCCGTCGTCGGAAGTTCAGCCTCACCTTCACCAGCGAGACCACAGCCCACGAACTCTGGTCGTACCTGTCCATGGTTCCACAGTCGGCCACGATCGAGGAGGTCTGGCAGCAGGACGAGTGGAAGGACGAATACCAGATCAAGGGCGTTCCCATGCGTCTGGACTTCCATCACGAGGAAGTCGTGAGGAGGGACAAGTAGTGGCTGGGATTGTCATGCTGGACCAGACCAATTTCGAGACCTACAAGTTGGTCAAGCAGGAACACATCAGGGAGTATCTGGATCTGAGTCGGGCGCACTGGCAGTTCCCGGTGCCCACGGAGTTCGTGGTGTCCAAGGAGTCGGAAGTCTGCGTCCCGATTCAAGGTCGAGTTTACCGCTGCGACTTGGCGGTGGCGAAGACCGAGCCGGATGGGCACGACAAGCCGTTGGTCATCGTCGAGGTCTTCGAGGATCACGGTGACGACGGTCACACGAACAATGTCCTAGTCGGATTCATGCTCATGCCGTGGGACGAGATGGGAGATTGGATCGAGAAGGTTAGGAAGGGCGAGAAGGGCAAGTACGGACATCCGTCCAACATCTACGATCTTACCCATCAGGCGATCAAGCCTTGGTGGTAAAAGGGGGTGAGCGAAGGAATGGGTGACCTGCAGGTGAAGCCGAACGGGTTACACACAGGGCAGATGCGGATCTCCATTGACGACGGGTACTGCGAGTGGCAGTTCGATGTCCAGCTGCCAACGACCATGTCCATCGATCAGGTCATGGAGAAGGTCGTCAACTCCACCGGCGCGAAGCGTCTGGTCGGCACCATGAGGTTGCGAACAACCCACGAGGCTTTCGGGAGGTTCAGATGAACGCAGCGGAACTGAGGCTCGGAATGGACCAGATGGGGCTCCTGCACATGGCGGTCGCGCCCTACCTCTGCGAGGGCGAGGTCTTCGTCATCGAGGAGCATCCGGTGCAGGAGCCCGAAGTGGAAAAGCTCCTGATCTTCGGGTCGCGCGGCGCTACCCTGATTGCGCGGTTCGACGACCAGGGCTGGACCATCAAGGAGGTGAACGTCCCGTGAAGAACGCGGAGAAGTTGTACCTGCTCCTTACCGAGAGCGGGCAACCGGCGGTGCAGTCCGACGACAAGGAGTGCATCCTGGAACTCAAGCGGATGTTCAGCAAGGGAGCCCATATCCTCAAGCGCGGGGATGACGGGCAGTACCACAACATGCCTCTCCTGGAACAGGAAGGCTAAAGGAGGAGACAGAGATGGCGAAGTCCCTGAAGGGTGTGAAGAAGGCTCTGAAGCACCTGCTCGGCTCCAAGCCCATGTCCTCGAAGAATCACGTCCCGGCGGAGTACAAGATCACGGACCGCGAAGGTTCGGTGGACGAGGCGCTCTCGGCGCGTCGGTTCAAGGACTCCTGCGAGCGGAACGAGAAGAACCGCAAGGTCGAGGAGGAGCGGCTCCTCAACAAGATCAAGAACCCGAAGGTGCGGATCAAGAAGGAGAAGGTGAAGAAGTCGGCGCCGGCTCCCAAGAAGTCCAAGAAGCGCAAGGGCGGAGGTGACGAGGAGGAGTAGGATGGGCGCAAAGTACGATGTCATGTTGGTGTCCATGGGGAATAACCTGGTGAGAGCGATTCTCGCCACGGATCTCGATCGGGACACCGCGTGGGCAGCGGTCGAGCAGTACGGGAAGGAGTACGACACAGCCCAAGCCTTTGTGATTGACGACATCACCGGCAAGAACAAGGTTGGGCAGCAATATCGAGGCTTCCTCGTGGAAGGCTTCGATAATAGGAAAGGAGGTGAATTGAATGCCTAATCCGCCTCAGATTACGGCCGGGAAGTCAACCACTCAGTACAAGGGAGTGACCTACGATGTCCTTCTCATCTCCCGTTCGACAGGGTGTGTCCGTGCGATTCTGGCTGAAGGGCTGGAGAGCATGGAGTCTCTTGACACCGTCAAGGTGTGGGGGAACGCCCTGAACACCAAGTTTGCCCTCGTCAAGGATCACACTTCGGGCAAGCACAAGATCGGGGACATCTTCAAGGGCTACGATGCCTCCCAGACTTCAACGGGGGGCTACTTCCCTGGTGCGAAGAAGGAGTTCGGTGCTCCAGCCGTGACGACCGTGAAGAACGGGGTCGAGAAGACCTACGACGGGATCTAGATCCTTTATCGAGGGGGTGACTTCGGTCACCCCTTCCATTAAGGGATTTGGCTATCACTAGAGAAAGGAGGAATAGAGTTGGAATTTAACACTGGAGATCGTGTGGTAAACAAGAACAAACCGAGTTATGGACAGGGTACCGTGATTCACATACTGAATCCACGGTATCACAACCTCACCACCCGCGTCGGTGTTCAGTTCGACAAGCCAATTCCGAGCGGGCACGACTGCTCTGGTGCTGAGCCAAACCACGGTTATTGGAGACTCGGGCACTGCTTCTGGTACACGCCACAGGAACTAGAGGTTGTGGGGCACGGTGAAGAAATTCCTCCTCTCAAGTGGCTGGGTGGAGGAAAACTGAAGGAGGTGACCTGATGCGATTGGTACCAGGTGATCGTGTTCGGGTCAAGGACGAATTCGATGGAGAAAGTCTACCGGGCTGGGAAGGAACTGTAGTCCTTAATCATGAGCATAACGATTCCTTGGTAGGAGTACAGTTCGATGAACCTATCTCCTGTGGACATGACTGCTGTGGCAATGCCCCGAACTACCCGATTTATCGGGATGGTTACTGTTGGTGGGGCGAGATGTCGGAATTGGAGTTCATCTGTCATGGCGAAGAAATACCTCCGGTGGCATATAGAGAGGTGAAAGGCTACACGCATACGCCGACCCTTTCAAAGGAGGTGAAATGAAGAAGATAGTCCATACGCACAAGTTCCGAGTCGGTGACCGTGTTCGAACCATCAACAAGCACTTTGCCGGAATTGTCATTGCCAAAGGCGAGGTTGGCATACTGGGAACCATAGTTGCAAGATGGGATCATAAGAAAGATTCCGATTGTAAGTACGGTGTCCAGTTCGACCAGAAGATCAACGGCGGCCACGATTGTAGCGGGAAAGAACCAAACTATCCTGTCTTCAAGAATGGATACTGTCGCTGGGGCTGCGGAACTGAGTTGGAGTTCATCGAACATGGAAAGGAGGTTCTTCCTCAGAAGTATGAGGCAAAGAACAAAGATGGCTCTCCGATTCCACTGAAACTTGTAAAAGGAAAGGGGGTGAGTTGATGGCAATGAGGAATGCTCCTGTCACGAAGGTTCTTCTGGCTCAAGGCGAGAAGAAAGTATGGTTCATCCGTCATGGCAATGGGCCAGTTCTTGTGAACTGGGTGTTCACTGGACTGAAACAGAAACTGCCCCGCAATCTGGCGTTGGCCATCTACTACGGACTGAGAGCATTCGGATTCCAACGAGTGGTGTGAAGGAGACGAAGATGTCCAACCCAAACCAGATGTTCCATGAGTGGCTGAAAGAGACCGCATTCAGCCTTACGAGGCTAGCAGCGGCGCAATATCAAGCCACGCCGAAGGAGCAACATGCCAACCTACACCATGAAAGTGATCAGGATGAAGTTGGGGGCAAGCCAAGTGAGACTTGCCCTCTTCAAGATCCTGACGCAGGAGGATGATACACCCTTTCTGCGTACTGTCGCCTTCTTCCACGACCACGAGATGATTGCCGAGGCAGCCAAACTCGTGGAGTGGAGGATACAACACGAACTCGGAGCATTGACCTTCGCACAGGTCGCGCTCTAAGGAGGGATCATGTCCGAAACCAAGATGGGTCTGCGTCAGAGGATTCTTCAGGCGACCACGGTCGGTGCGATCGAGACGCTCCTGAAGGAAGGTCTGACCTTCACCTTCGCGTCGGAGAAGACTCGGCGCTCGTGGAAGAACGCTGCCAAGCGCCGGACTGCTGAACTGGAGAAGGGCGTTCCGACGAACGCCTAGAGAGGAGATGAAGTGAACATCCCGACCTGGAAGCAGATCAGCAAGGCCCTCCTCAAGGTGGGGGCTGCGGAGAACATTTGGGATCTTCAGCGGAAGATCGGTGTTTCTCCGATGACCATCGCCGCAGGGCTGAAGTGCAACTCGGTGCCGACTCACCTGTCTCTGGCGAAGGTGAAGGCATTCATCAACCGACTCTCGGTGGTGCAGCGAGCGGAACTCCCTGCTCGTATCCGTGACATCGGGAACCTCACCACGAAGGTCTCCATGCCTGTCGTTCGCAAGCCGAAGGTGGTGGAGGCTGCCGCGATCAAGACGACGGTGAAGGAGAAGACGCCGCTCAAGGTAACGGTGAAGCAGACCATGACGACTGGGCAGCTTCTCCACACCCTCGGCGCTGCCTTCATCGAACTGGCAAAGGACTTCTCGTAGAAGTCCGGCCATAACCAAGAAAGGAGCAGGAAATGACCGAGAAGGATGTTCTGGAGCAGTTGGAAGCGAAGCAGAAGGTCATCACGGGCGAGATCCTGGAGCACCAGGACGAGATCGCCAAGGCGCGGAAGCGTCTCAAGGAGATCGGGAAGCTGAGGAAGGTGCTCATCAAGGCCTTCCCGCAGGCCACGATGACCGAGGCGGTGTAGTACAACCAGAAGGGGGACTTCGGTCCCCCTTCGCATTCCGATGATCCCAGGGGAGGAGGAGAATGGACGAAGAGATGGCACTGAAGAAGGGGTTCGCGGTGCCGGATGAACCGGCATCCGACGATCCTGTGGATCGCATGGTCTATGCTCTCATGGTACAGACCAGGGCGTTCGCACAGGTGAACAAGTATTGGGCTGCGCCCAAGGAGAAAGAGGAGGAACCGAAGGACGCTGCTGAGGTCAAGCGGCTCCAGGAGATTTCCGACCTCGTCAAGAAACTCGGGGGCTGCAACGAGAGTGACTTCAGGAAGCTGATCACCCTTGTTGTTGGCAAGTCGCTGCCGTCGCCGAAGGTTCAGGCAACTGACATCCTCGGCGTGCAGTTCGTGCCCTTCGCTCTCGCCAAGGTGAAGGACAACCCGAACTCGCACAACTACCCGAAACACACTCCGATTCTCATTCATCGAGTGGAGTCGGAGAAGAAGCGGGCTCACGGCATGATCGACCAGGGCCTCGAAGGCAACTGGCTGCCCGAGTACCCGAAGTCCTACGAGCCTTGCACGAAGGAAGAAATCGAAACCTTCGTCAAGAACCTCAAGAAGAACAAGACTGGGTCTGGGGTGTTCGCCAAGTACGCATCCCAGGCCTTCGACGCCATTTCGGCGTAGACCATTCAAACCGAGGGGACTGGGAACAGTCCCTTCTCTTGAGTGGTTTGTGCCACTCTTAACCACCGCGTAGTCCAACGAATCTCCACTAATAGGAGGGACGGACGATGCTGAACAGTAGTTAAGTAGTTGCGGATGTACCTACACCGAAGGGAAAAGCTGGGCTATCACTCCTTCGGTGCCCTCTCTGGGGAGGGCGGGCAAAAGGCAGAGATGACCGTCTGCCTCACCTGGATAGCACAGGTTAAGGTAAGTATCGGAATCGCCGTAACCAGTATCGAGCACTCAGTACGCCCTATGGTTTGTCAAGCCCTAATAACCCAAATTATATGGTTTGAAAATTGTGTGGGGTTATTGGGGTGGTAATCATAGTGCCAAAAGTCACCGATGAGGTTCAGTCGAGGAAGAGAACGCCAACGGTTCGGGCAGCCATCGGGAGATGGCTTGGGGGGAGGCATGTCCTCCCCCGACAAATGCCCGCTTTCTGAAAGGAGGAGACTGGTTTGGCTGGACAAAAAGTAGTGTTCACCCTCGCGGAGGCTGCCTCGCAGACTCCCGAGGTGCTTGGGGGAAAGGGACACGGGCTGGCAGTCATGGCCAGTCTTGGTGTGCCTGTGCCCCCGGCACTTGTGGTGAGTACCAAGGTTGCAAGGTCGTACCGACAGTATGGGAAGATACCTTCTCGACTGCCGGGTCAGTTGAAACTGGGCATCACACGCCTAGAGAAACTGACGGGGAAGAAGTTCGGTGATCCGAAGAATCCCCTGCTCGTGTCGGTTCGTTCTGGGGCGGTTGTTTCAATGCCCGGAATGATGGACACAATTCTGAACCTCGGATTGACGGAGACGATTACCAAGTCTCTCGCCGTGAAGTATGGGGCAGAGTTTGCGTGGGATTCCTACCGGCGCTTCCTGTTCATGTTCGGGAATGTCGTGTTCAATATCCCGGACGAAGTTCTGAAGTTCGAGGAGGAGGATGCCCAGGCCCATTGTGCGGCTCTCCGGGCGAAGGTCGAAGAATGGACTGGGCATCCTTTCCCCGATTCGCCAGCGATGCAGATGGCACTCGCGGTTGTTGCGGTTATCCGATCGTGGAACAGCGAGAGAGCCATTCTGTACCGTAAGACGAACGGGATCCCGGATTGGTGGGGAACTGCTGTCAACATCCAGAGCATGGCGTTTGGCAACCTAAATGACGCCTCTGCAACGGGTGTTGTGTTCAGCCGTGATGTCGCAACCGGCGCAAAGGGTATCTACGGTGAGTTTCTGCCCCGAGCGCAGGGTGAAGACATTGTTGCTGGCATTCGCACTCCCATGCCGGTCGCAGAGATGGAGAAGTGGAACAAATCTCTGTACCTGCAACTCGACAAGACCGTGCAGACCCTTGAAGAGTATTACAAGGATGTGGTCGATGTCGAGTTCACCGTCGAGAACGGGAAGTTGTACATCCTTCAGGTTCGCAAAGCCAAGCGTACTCCTGAAGCGGGGTTGACAATCGCCACTAACTTCGTCTGGGAAGACAAGTGGACGAAGGAAGAGGCGGTCAAGAATGCTCGGTACATGGCTCGCCAGGTCGTAAAGCAATCTTTCGATCCGGTGAAGATGGAGAAGGCCAAGCAGTTGGGTATCGGTCTTCCTGCGTCTCCTGGCTGTGTCACGGGTCAGATCGTGTTTACCTCAAAGGATGCCGCTCGTTGGCTGAAGAACTCGGACAACGATACGAATGTCATCCTGATTCGCCCTGACACAAGTCCTGATGATCTTGAGGGTATGCTCGCTTCCAAAGCGATCGTTACCGGCACAGGTGGTCTCACGTCCCATGCTGCGGTTGTTGCTCGTGGCATAGGCAAGCCCTGTATTGTTGGGGTTGATGCCATCAAGTTCGTGGACGAGGATACCATCAAGATCGGTGGTACGACCCTGACGAAGGGGGAAATCATCTCTGTCGATGGCGCTACGGGCAAGATCTTCCGTGGTGAAATTGCCCTCGACAAGCAGTTGGATTTCAAGAAGGAGATCAGCATCTTCATGAAGTGGATGAAGGAGCTGGAACCTCCTCCCCCTACGCCGAGAGTCGGATTCGAGTACATGGGGCAGACAATGCCCGAGAATACCCTGCTCAACGACTTCTATATCTCCGATGCCATGCTGTTGGCAGTCGGGGGGCATCCTGCTGAGCAGGAGTATCAGGAGTATAGGGATTCGGTGCACTTTATGGGTGCTGAGCGTCTGGCTTGCTACCTGGCTATCGCCTGTGCTGGCGAGTTGAGGCATTCATTCTCCCATTGCAAGGAGTACAGTTCCTTGCCGTGCAACTGCATAGCCTGTACTCTCAAGCACGGCCAGTCAAAGATTGGCTATCCTGGGTATGCTGAAGCCAAGTATGCTCGGGAGGTGCTGGTCTCAAAGTATGGTCTGAAGCAGGGTGGTTCTGGACGTGAGAGCCAGCAGATCGCCACGGTTGACAAGTTGAAGAAGATGGATGAGCAGGATGTAACCACCTTCTTCTTCCTCGCGGAACTCGTCTTTAGGAAGTACAAATGGAGCAGTGGGTATGGTGGTGAGAATTGGGCCAACATCGCCGCTGCGCCTGTGAAGTTCTTGACGGGTGAAGTCAGCCACAGCGTGTTCTGCGACCATGTCTTTGACCTTCAGCACAACAATGGTTCGGTGTTCGGTAAGCACAAGATGTTCAAGGGGCACCGTGACCATGTGAAGCGACAGTTGGATCAGAAGAAACGGGCTACGAATGTCGCGGATCTGGTTCAGCGACTCAAGCCTTGGGGCGTTATCTCACCACAGACGATGACGCTGTTTACCAAGGGTAACAAGTTGGGGCTTTGGTAAGCCGCAGAAAGGAGAAGGGATGTCTCTGAAAAAGAACAAAAGGAGGAAGTTGGTTCGAAGCACCGACTATATGGCGATGGGAGGCGCTGACAAGATCCCGGTTAACTCGGGAAAAGGAACTAGCCGTACTGATCTGATGGCCGGAGACTACGACATCGACGGCTATTCGCTGGACGGCTATGGGGGTAGCTGGCGAGGTGCCGGAACCACCTACAACGCTGCTGGCTACAACTACAAACCGCATCCCAAGCATATCGGCGACAAACCGATCAAGGTCGGGAAGTTCGAAATCTTCGCTGGTGGGATGCGGGATCTGACTCCCGATGACATCGACAAGTTCGATGTCCTGATCCCGCTGACGCAAGACATTCCTAACATGACCTTCGGCCATCCGTACCGCATTCTCGCAGCGCCGCTGGTCGATTACGGTGGCGTGCCCGACACCTGGGAAGTGTTCCTCAAGGAACTCGTGATTCCGCTGCTGGAAGGCGGTCACAAGATCCTGGCCTACTGCTACGGCAGTCACGGTCGAACGGGGTGCTTCCTCGCTTCTCTGATTTCGATTCTTGAGCCGGAGACGGCGGATCCGATCGAAGCAGCACGGAAGCGGCATTGCAAGAAGGCGGTCGAGTCGCTGGCGCAGGCGAAAGCGGTCTATGCGCTGAGAGGGGAGGAGCTGCCCGAGAAGTGGGCGAAGGACTTTTCCAACGTCACCCGTGGATACTCTTACACGGCTGGCTACGGCGGCAATACGAACTGGGGCTCGTATGGTGGCGGGTCTTATGAGCGTAAGCCTGCTGAGGTCAAGCCGGTCCCGGAAACCGCGAGCGGTATCGCCGGCAAGACGGTGAAGGAAGTTGCCGCGATGAATGATGCTGACTGGGCGGCCTACGCCAAGGAAAGCAACATTCCAATCTTCGACTAAGGAGGAACGATGGGATACGGATTCCCGGAGCCTGGCAGTAAGTGGTACATGGGTGGCACCGATGGCAGCGGCGAGTATATGGTCGTTGCCGAAGGTGAGTTCGGTCGAGTCGGTTACCGTGAGGTGAAGCCGAAGATCTACCGTGTTCGGTTTGAGCCCAACACCGACGAGACCTCCACGATGGAGCAGATTCAGAAGGTGCTCCACAACTGGTGCCCGCCCCAATCGAGCATCGGTGGTGACACCTTCCGCTTCTCCGTTCTGGCCAATGGCATCGACTCGCTCCGCATGGGTCTGGATCAGGCGATCAAGGCGATGGGATCGTTTGGGAGTTTCAACCCTGCGGCCCCGGAGTTCGCTCGAAAACTCATCGACGAGCCCTTCGATGCCAGCGCCACACCGCCGCTGCCCCCACCCCCTGGCGGGGGTTCTGGGTGGTGGATCGGTAAGGGATTCGCTCCGATGGAGACCAAGGGGATCTTCGCGGAGTGGATGAGCAAGAAGATGAGCCCTGGCACCGATCTTCATGACAACGGGTATCACAGCGAGGACGAGCACGAGGACGAAGACGAGGAGGAGAACGAGGAGAGCGATGATGAGAGCGAGGAAATCTCGCCGACTCCTCCTTCGGAGGTGGATCCAATCTCCGAGCATTTCGACATCACCCTTCTTCTTGACGGAGACAAGTTCCTCGACGGGCACATGCCTATCGCTGCTGGCGTCAAGGACGCGCGTCTCACGGCAAAGTTGAAGGAGATCTGCAGGGAAATCTCTGCGGAGATGGGCAAGAGCTGGATGGGTGGGTGTGGTTGTGGTGCGTGCGTCAAGATCAACAACCAGGCTCTGGAGAAATACAAGGAACTCCTCGAAGCGGAGATCATCGCCAAGACGCCGCCGCTCACCGAGGAACAGAAGAAGGCCAAGACCGTTGAGCACACCGTCGAAGTGATGAAGGCGGCTGGTGATCTCGCGGCTTGCCTCAAGGCTTTCGGTTTCTAACAAAGGAGGTGAGTAAGAAAGTACAAGGAGAAAGCCATTCGCCCGTGAAGAGTAGAAGGTGCAGTACAGGCGCAGTATCTCCGCAAACAGGGCATAACGCCCAACTACGAAAGGAGCAGTACACCATGTCGAATCCCGCTTTCCAGATGGCCGGCACCGAGGGTTCCTTCCAGTATGTCGTCGTCGCTCTGGGCACCGAGGGCCGCATCGGCTTCCGCCCGCTCGGTGACATGGCTCGCGTCCGCATCGAGCCCAAGGACGGCGCTTCCTACGGCGTCGTGCGCCGGATGGACGAGGAGCTGCAGGGCTCCGACTTCGAGTGGAAGACCCCGAACGGTCAGTTCCGCTTCTCGACCGTGATCGACGGCAACGAGGGCCTGCGCGAGGCTCTCGAAGTCGGCATCGGCGTCATCGGGGAGATCGAGCAGGTCAACCCGGCCGCGCCGGCGTGGGCTCGTCGCCTCGCTGGTGAGTACGTGCCGGAGCCGGCTCCGGTCGCCGCGAAGGCCGAGTCGTGCGGTCTCAACGAGGACCTCGTGAAGGCGCTGCTCGCCTCCATGCAGGCTCTCGCCGCGGCGCTCGTCAAGAAGTAATCAACGGTAGTCCGTTGATCGAACAGAGGGCCTTCTGCCCTCTGTTCCCTTGAACGGATTGCTAACGGGCACACGCCCAGAAAGGAGAAGTATGAAGAAACTGTTTGTAGGAGGACTGGTGGCTCTGGCGTTAACAGGGTGCGGGTATGTGTCAACGGACAATGAACTGATGGGTCAGGTCAAGAAGGTCAAGCACAACACCCCGCTGATCTGCCCCAACTACTACTCCGTCGATGTGAGCCTCGGCGTCATGCGAAATGGCGTTGGCTCGATGTCCACTCAGGATGTTTGGCTGCGCGTGGAAGATCACTCCATGCTCAAGACCCTTCGGGAAGCGACAGAGAGCGGCGCGCTGGTCAAGATCAAGTGTGACCAGTATCGTTTTGCACCCTGCGCCCCCGACTACACCCTGACTGGCGTCGAAATCATCCCGTAATCCTCTGATCGGATAGAGGGCGAAAGCCCTCTATCTCATTGAGCGGATTGCACATCTGCCTCGTGGTCTGAACGCAAGACGCTCCCCGAAGGGGGGAAATACGGGCTCGATGCCCGTCGAGGCAGGCCAATTTACAAGCACTTGAAAAGCGAAAGGAGGTAGAATGCGTAGACCAATAAGTAAATTGAAACGCAGGCGGTACCTCAAGTTGGTCAAACAATTCTGTACCGAAGACCTCTCAAAGGCAGCTGGTAAGGAGTTTTGGGCATTGGTTCGTCCAAAAGGAAGAGTAAAGATATAGAGAAGGAGGTGGGTATGGCAGATTCCTCTACCGTGATGTGTTGTGCCAACTGTGGTTTCTTTCAGCATCGGTACAAAACTCCGCAGATGGGTGACTGTGGTCATCACAAGAGGGCAACGATGGCCATGTCCTACTGCGGAAAGTTCGCATGGGCGAATGGTGTTCGCTGGATAGTAGGGAAGGGAGGGAAGAAGAAGTGATCTCCCGATGGGACTACTACGAACATCATGAGAGCAAGGAGGCGCTGGCAGAGGGACAGATGCCAGTCGAGCAGGAAGTGGATTTTACCTGTCCTATCAGCGGTGCAGTTTTGTCAAAGGTATGCAAGTTCTACCATGAAGTTTCCACAAAATCCCTGGAGTATCACGGATATATTGTGGACATGGAGTGTCGCAAGGGCTGTTTCAATGAGAAAGGGTGCCCCTATGCAAAAAAGGGCTAGCATCCGACTTGGCTTCAAGGTGACTGACGCAGACCTGGAGGTGTTGGAGGAGAAGTTTGATCCTTGCAATATAGAAATAACCCCAATTGCTGAAATTGGGGGAGAAGAAACTGATGTGGTTTTGGTTCTCTTCGATCCCTATATGAATGATGAATTTATCTTCGCAGGTCTCTACGAGGCTTTTGGTGATGAACGGTTTTATGAGTTGATGGAGGTGAGCACGGAATGATCTATATCGTTGGGGGAATTTGTTTCTTCCTCGGGTTTATTTTCGGATGGTTCATCATGGCTCTTCTCTCTTCCAATACAAGGAGCGAATACAATGGATCGTCTAAGTGATTGGGTGAAGGTCGGTACTTGCGGGGTGGATGCTGGCTGTATCATGCTGGTCGATCCCTGCTATGTCCTCCCTAATGAGGACGACCAGAAGGCAGGCAAGGTCCGCGCGTGCTACGAGGAGTTCCTGAAACAGGCCGAGAATGGTTTTTATGACAAGGGCTTCATGCCCTTCAAGGATGGTGTGATCGTCAGTTCGGGCTATGGCGATGGCGAATACAATGTCTATGTCAAGTTCGGACTGGACGGCTGGAGTAAGGGTCGTGTGGCAGAGGTCAAGGTTGTCTTCTTCGGTGAGCAAGAGGAGGAAGAAGAGGACAATTCGTTTGACGATGAAGATAACGAGGAATAACAATGGCTGATCTGTGGAAAAAGGATCCAACGATCAAGCCGCCCTTCCTTCAAGGCGAGATGTTAGAACTTCTGGACAATTTAAGTACACATTGGAAGAAAGGGGACATAATAACCGTTTCTGGTCTCGAAAAGACTGGCGGTGAGTGGTTTGTTCATATGAAGGAGAAATGTCATTCCTCCAACTGTGAACCCACTAAGAGTGGGGGATGTGGGGGCTGGTATGCCTATCACTTTAAGGTTGTAAATAGTTCTACGGAACCGTTAAGGCCGGTGTAGAAAGGGGAACGAAGTGGATATTCTAATGGATCCGCAGACGCGCCTTCCAATCAAATCTTGGGCGCCATTGGAAAGTATTGAACCAGAAGCAATCGAACAGGCGAAGAACTTGGCCTCTCTTCCGTTTGCCCATCATCATATTGCTCTCATGCCAGACTGTCATTCCGGATATGGGATGCCGATCGGGGGTGTTCTTGCCACCAAGAATGTTGTAATTCCCAATGCTGTGGGAGTTGATATTGGGTGCGGAATGCTTTCGGTCAAAACGGGGCTCGGTACTCATGTTATCAACCCCGAAAGGCTTCGACTGATCTTTGGACGACTTCGGGAGTCTATCCCAGTTGGATTTGAGCACCACAAAGAGGCTCAGGATGAGAAGTTCATGCCCGAGGATCGATCCGTACTGGAGACCGATTCGGTTGTTCGTCCTCAGTACATGGCTGCGCTAAAGCAGGTAGGAACTCTCGGTGGTGGCAATCACTTCATCGAGTTCCAAGAAGACGAGGACGGCGCTCTCTGGTTTACGGTACATTCCGGCAGTCGGAATCTGGGTCATCGAGTTGCATCGTGGTATAACGACCGAGCGAAGGCACTCTGTGACCGATGGTTTACCTCTGTTCCGGCGAAGTGGGATCTGGCGTTTCTCCCGATTGGCGAGGATCTTACAACCAACTACATCACGGATATGAAATACTGTGTGGAGTTCGCCAAGAAGAATCGGGAGCTGATGGCTCGTAGGATCTCCGCGGCCCTCTATGGGTTTGTACCGTTCACAGAGGAGTGGCGCCTGGATATTGCTCACAACTATGTCCGAGCCGAGTTCCACGGTGGACAGAATCTCTGGGTTCATCGTAAGGGTGCTACATCCGCGAAGAACGGGGAGTTCGGCATCATCCCCGGCTCCCAGGGGACTCACACCTTCATTGTCAGAGGTCTGGGCAATCCTGAAAGTTTCTCCTCATGTAGTCATGGCGCAGGCAGAGTTATGGGGAGAAAGCAGGCGCAGCGTTCCCTGAATCTGAAGGAAGAACAGAAGAAGATGGAAGCTGCGGGCGTTATGGTCCATGGTCTTCGTTCTTCAAAGGATCTGGATGAAGCGCCTGGAAGCTACAAATCCATTGACTGGGTAATGTCACATCAGACCGACCTGGTTGAAGTGGTCCACACGCTACGGCCTCTTGCCGTGATGAAAGGATAGAATATGGTGCTACTGGTGGTTGGTCTTATGGCGATTGGTTCTGGCGTTAGTTTGACAGTTGCCACTGGCAGTGCTGCGTATGGAACAGCTCTAACTCTGACTCTCCTCACCCTAAATGAAATAGTTCGTGGTGGAAAATAGGGAGGGGGCTAGTCTATGAATCTGGTAATGTCAACGGTTCTCACCCTCTGTTTCCAAGTCATGTTTCTAAGTATTGTTCTTCTATTCCGTAACTTCTTGGTTCATAAATACAGCCTCCGAGCCCTCAATATCGTTCATAGTATGGCATTGAAGCTGGCATTAGATGGTCGGACCGATCTGGCTGATAATCTATTCTCGGGATTTGAGACCAAGTATGGGTCGTACGATAGGAGACTATTCTCCATTCACAAGTGGCACTTCAAGTCGTTCTTCCCAGATCTGGAGGCTTAATATGAGCGCAATCTCCTGGTTCGCAGGATTTGCGGTAGGTGTCTCTTTCTGTCTGTTCTCCTTTGCCCTCTATTTTCATGAGCCAGTCGCAATTATGTTTGGTGGAATGCTTGTTGGAGCTGGCGCATTCACGGTCGCCTTGAGGGACAACGGAAAATGAATATTCTATTCGTCTGTACCATGAACAAGATGCGGTCCAAGACCGCCGAGAAACTATTTGAAGGCCACCCGATACATGTGGCCAAATCTGCTGGGCTCTCGCCAAAGGCAAAGACGAAGGTTACTCCGAAACTTCTTGAATGGGCTGATCTGATCTATGCCTTCGAGAGTTGGCAGGCTCGGATGTTGAAGCGGAGAACAAAGGTAAAGCCGGTCGTCTGTCTTTATATCCCGGACGAGTTTGGCTTTATGGATTCTGACCTTATTCAGACGCTTCGGTGGCGGCTGAATAGCAAACTAGATAAAGGAGGAGGGTAATGAGCCGGAGATTTGTTTATGCGGATCCGCACTTCGGACACGCAAGTATTATCACCTATGCCCAACGACCGTGGGTATCTGTGGACAAGATGGATGCGGATCTTGTCAAGTTGTACAACTCCGTAGTTGGGAAGGATGATCTTGTGTACTGGCTCGGGGATGTGACTCTCCGAGGTCCCGACAAGAAGGGCTGGCTTGCTCGAATCCTGGGCAAGATGAACGGTCGTAAGGTCCTCGTGTTTGGCAATCATGATGATTGGCACTGGCAACACTATCTGGATGTGGGCTTTCAATCCGCACATACCTTTCTTGAGTTCCAGGATCCGGCCATTAGAGAGTCTGAATATAGAGGAATTCGCCTCTGCCACGATCCTGCTTGGGCTCAGGATAAGAACTATCTATGGATCGTTGGTCATCTTCATAACTGCGCGTTCACCGCTCCCTATCACATTGCGGTTGTGAGTGTGGAGCTTACGGATTACAAGCCGGTTCCTATCGAACTCATTGCTTACGGTGAGCGACCTGGAGCTGGAGTGCTGCGAACGGGACCTCGGGAGAATCGCACGCCAAAGGAGTGGGGTGATGGATGAGACAAAAATCCATGATGAGACCACTATCACTTGTACTTCCGATCCATCCGGAATTCTCACCTACAAAATACCTTCCATCAATGTTGATGGGTGGGAGTCAACCTCGGCGTACATTAATATCAAAATTCCACCTGCTTGGAATAGTAATACCTTTTGGTTTCTAAACGACCAACATACTACGGATCCAATGAAAGAGGTGGAGTAATGGGTGATATGTCAGATATGGTTAATGATGGCATACCAGAGCCACTGTATGACTACGGTGGGACCTTATCGTGTCGTTACTGTGGCCAGAGTGGATTGCACTGGGAGCAAACCATCCATGGTAAATGGTGGTTAGCAGACAGTAACTTCGAATTCCATCAATGTCCTGTTACGTCCTGGTCATTGAAGGAGGTGAAGGAATGACTCTGGCGGAAGCTCTTGCATTGATTCAATTTGACGAGCCGTGTACCTGTGGAGGATTTGCGCCTTCTCTAAATGAGCGGGATCCAAATCAACCACATATGTCATGGTGCCCACAGTTGCCACAGTTCTTAGAGTGGCGCGATGCACTTCGGAGGGGCTAATGGACCCGCGACACCCGCTGAAAGTTGTTATTACTGTGGAAGGTGGGATGGTGACTGGGATCTGGTTGAACCGCGTGCCTAAGGAGGAAATCGCCTTTCTCATTGCGGACTATGATGTCAACGATGGGGATGTTGGTGTTGATACCGCAGGTGACCGGCGTGCTCTTGCTGAGGAAACAGCATGGGTGGATACGGTCAAGGTTCGCCAGATCCTAAATAAGTCAAGGAGGCAGACCGATGAAACATCCTAGTTACGCCGAACACGACGGCTGTCATAACTGCCACTATGTCTTCAAATTCGAGGAATTTGACTGTTCCCCGGATTTCTACTGTACCTGTGGTGATCAGGAAAATCGTCCTCTCTCTGGCTCAGTTTATCTAGGAGAGAACTTTACACACTCTGAGATGGGCTGGGATCACGCCTATGATATGTGGCAGAAGTGGAGCAAGGACAATCGTCTAGTTCGGCCATGGGGCACATGCCTAAACTGGGGTCTAAAGTAAAGGAGGTGAAATATGGGATTGTTCAACTATGTAAACTACTCTGCCAACTGCCGCCACTGCAAGACCGAAGTTACGGAATGGCAGACGAAGGACGGTGACTCACGCATGGTCACTGTGAGCCCTACAACTGTGGACAGTTTCTATACCATTTGTCCTGGCTGTGGGGGTTGGCTAGATGCTGTAGTAGAAAAGGAGGTGACGGTAACGGGCATCAAAGTTAGTTTCCTGCCGAAGGCAGAGTTTACACCGAAGTGGAGCACAAAATGTGGAACTACCGAGTAGTAGAGGAGCGTGTTAACGGACGCACAGATTTCTGGATTCGTGAGGTCTACTATAACGAAGATGGAACTATCTTCGCTATGATGGATGGGCACTCTGAGCCCTACGGCGAATCCTGTGCGGAACTGAAGAGGGATCTACAGTTGATGTTCAAGGCATTTGATCTTCCCGTTCTCAAAGAGTGGGAGATTGAATTTGCTCCCCACAAACTGAAAGGAGACGAGCATGAGTGAGCCCTATTACATGATCGTGGCCCATGGACGGCATCGTACCCCAGAGATCGTTTCATTCCAGGGGGAGGAGGGAACGCCTGCCTTGTTCGATACGGTCGACGAGGCAGAAAAGGTGGCGACGTCCCTTCGTAGGAAGGAGCCGGCGCTGAAGTTTTCAACCTACAAGTTGGAGGACTAGACATGGGGAAGAAGTGGCTGGAAGATATTGACCTGAAGGACGTGTTCGAGGATTACGCCTGTGGCACATATGAAATCGAGGACGTGGTCGATGAAATCTGTGCCCAACTCCGGCTGTGCGATCGGTTTCACAAGGACGACAAGTTGCTGGACATCATGAACGAATTCGAGGATATCGCAGCCTCGGTCGAGCCTGAAGAGACCCGTGAAGAAGCATTTGACGCGACGATGAATAAGTTGTACGATTGGGCAGATGAGGGGAGGAAGCTCCTGATTAAGACTGCCTAATTTGGAGGACTGTCATGCTGAAAGTGGATGTCCACAGACCGATTGGTGAGGAGGACATCGAGGTTCCGTGCGAGTCCGCGCTCATTATTACACTAAGTAAGGATGAAAGCGGTAAGACTGATGCCTGCCGAACGATCATTGCGGGTCAGATTTCCTTTACCGACCTTATGGTTATGACTCGTATGATGGCTGAGCAGGTTGAAGACTGCGCCCGAAGCCAATTCGATGCCGACACATTCAATGTGGTGGACATGCTCCAGCATGTAATGGCCCACCGCTATGTCCTTGAAAACCTGAACACGGAGAAGGTTGTCGCTCACTAATGAGAACCCTGGTTTGCATAAAGGATGTTCAAGATGAGGCAAACGTGCCTCTAAGATGCCCATTATGCGGACTGACAGATCTGCCCGTTGTTACCTGCCATCTGGATATCTCTGCCAAAGGGACGGTTATCATTCAGAAGGGGGCGGAGTGCCCTGTTCATGGGTACTTCAATACAACCAAAGGTATCAAGGCGGTGCAGATGTATGGCCGTGACGCGCAAGTTATACCAAGCCACTAAATCGCTTTTCAAGTGCTTGAAAAGAGAAAGGAGCGATATGGTTACAGGTGTGACCGATGGCTATCACAACAACTGGAATCCCGACACTGGCAACTCTGCAGGCAAGTGGCCGGTTGTAGAGTGCAAGCTTCCTACACTGTGGGTAATCCCCACAGATTCAGGCTGGGCCTGGACTTGCTCAGTCTGTCACGACATGATTCTCACCGAGAAGTTTGTTCGACCGAAGCACAAGTGCTTGACATCCGAGTAGTCCTGTAGTATTATCTACACAAATTAGTAAGGAGAAATGAGGATGGCTCATCGAATGAGCAACAGTTGGAAGATTCCTTCCAACATCGGTGTTCGAGAAAAGCGATGGAGATTCGTATACCATGAAGGACTTCGTCTAGGTAGATGGCGATGTCCGTTGACCTTCGCAACGACAGCCCGAAGGTTAGTAGGTATCGACCCTGGCACTGCACGAGAAGGTGTTCTTCTTGACCGTCTTGCCTGTCCGGGAAACTCAGATAAGTTGGATCGACTGCTGTGTGTCAGCAGATAACCACGGAGGGTAGGGATCATGGTCATTACACCAGAACTCCTTGAAGCCATTGACGCTATTGGTTTCGCTCGTAGCCAAATCAAGAAACTCAAGGAGACGGATGACAAGTATTCCAAAGAAGTAAAGGAGAAGCTCGGGGCAGGCGAGGTCGTTACTACGGAGTCTTTCCGCGCCGAGCTGGTTGTTCAGAACAACCGAGTTCTCGATCAGGAAAAGCTCCGTAAGAAGATTGGTCAGAAGAAGTATTTTGAATTGGCGAAGATCACCATCGAAGACCTCAAGAATGTTTTAGGGGCGGAAGAGATTGACGAGTGTACAACTTCCTTCAAGGAGGTTCGTAAACTCAATGTTAATCCTCTGTCCGAACCTATGAAATCCGTCCAGTAAAGGGGGTGACAGGTGTATAGACCTAGCGGGTAGAAGTTATTAAAAGGAGTTAACCACAACTTACGAGAGGACTAAAATGGTTAAGACCGCTACCGCAGTTGAAGTGAAGGCAAAGCAGGGCGTGAAGCCAAAGACTACTGAGGAACCGGATGATGACTTCAAGAAGGCTAAGCGTTGTCTCGATTCCATTGGTGAGACATGGTACACCTTCGATGTCACCGTAGCCTCGATCTACACGCAGGGGAAGTATGATGGAAAGTACCCCAACTTTAAGGAGTGCGCGAAGGCAGAGTGGGGTATGAACTATGTTACTGCCATGAACCATGTAAAGGTCGGCATGGCAATCGACAAGTTCTCTCTTTCCAAGACTGCACTTCAGGAGTTCGGTATTAGTTGGACGAACTTCATGGAGATCAGCGGTACGCTTACTCCAGACATGACCAAGAATCAGGTCGAGGGTCGCATCAAGAAGGCGGCCGAGATGACCCACGATGAGGTCGTCAAGTTCAAGAAGGAAATCCAGCACGGCACAGCAGATGGGCCGAAGGACAAGTTCGTTACGCTGACCTTTAAGTTCAAGAATGAGGCGGCGGATGTCATCATCAATACCCTGAATCAGGCAAAGGAATTGACTGGTACAGAATTCGATGATGCTGCCCTTGAATACATCTGTCTCGACTGGCAGAACGAGCACGATCCTAAGAATGTTGGGAAGATCAAGAAACAGATGGTGACTGATCTGCTGGTCGACCCTGACGCTGCAGAGGAAGCTGCGGCTGAGCCGGCTCCCAAGAAGAAATACAAGACGAGGGCAGACAAGGGCAAGAAGAAAGTTGTCGAGGACGAGGAATTGGTCGAACAGGAAGATACAGACGAGGACGAACTCGATGAACTGAACTTTGATACTGAGGACGCAGCTGAGGACGAGGAGGAAGATGACGACGACCTCCTTGGGGTCTAACTATGGCTACGCCCAATGTCTGGATTGCTAATCGAGGGAATCATCCCTACGAAAGCGCTGAGAAGTTTGGTGCTCTGAAAGTCCTGACCGATGGGCGCATAAATATCTTTGCGATGGACAACCTCTCGGCCGAGATATGGGGAATCCTAGATAAGGAGGGACAGGAACGTGATTTCGTCCTGATCTCTGGCTATGCCATTCCTAATATTCTCGCTGTAAACTGGTTCCTACAGAAGTTTGGAAGGTGTCGTCTGCTCGTTTGGGGCGCTAATCGCTCCAAGTACATGGTACTCACTATGAATAACTATAGGGAGAAGCCACCATGTTAGGAGAAGATCCACTCACAGGCGGCTATATAATTCCTTCCGATCTTAGCAAGAAGTTTTTGGAGTTGCTTGCTAAAAACGGATACAACACGGATCAAAACGAAAAGATGAGGGAAGTGGAAGATGGCTGAGTACTGGGTAACACCCACCACATATTGGGTATCTACTTCAACTGAGACAACAACGGGCTCTACATACTCGGCTGCGTATTGGAAAAAGATAGCAGAGGACTATGCCGCTTTCACTTCCGAGTATAAGTCGTGGGGTGCGAAGCCCAAGTCAGATCAACGACCTGATGCTCCAATGAAAGAGGTGGAGTAATGGCGGCCGAAGAGTGGGATCAATATGTCATTGGGGCAATTGAAGCACTCTTCGGCCCCGTTCCTCGAATCGCCGAGGAGTTTAGACGAGAGATGTTGGAACGAGAGCAAATGCGGGAAGATGCGATTCGAGAAAGGAGGAAAGAACAGTTGGCAATGACTATGACTAGGCCTGTTAGACCAACAATACAGTTGGAGACGGGGGAAGATAGAATTGATAAGTTTCACTCTGCCCGGTTGTTCTTCGTGTATGTCACGCCAACTGGTGTAGAGGTGCCAATCACAAAGTGCCCGTCATTGACGAAGATTGGCAGTAAGGCGACTGGTGGCTTTGACGGAGGGAGTAGACGAGTCCTTACCGACTATGAACTGCGTGCTCCTACCATGCTCAAGATGGTGAACATAGTTTCCAAATTGGGAACTCAGAAGCGTGTGGCTAATCTCTTTATTCACACCGGGCCAGAAGAAGCGTCCATTCAGTTAGTTGGGATGGATGGATTTGGAAAGTTCAAAGGCCGGGGTAAGGTTCTCTATGATTTGTCCTCTCTTCGGGAAGACAAGATCAATACGCCAATTACCCTGCAGGTTCTCAAGGACATCTTTGGTATGACCATGCTACAGCCACCTATAAAGAGCGGGGTGTGCGCCCCTCGTTCAATGATCTTTGACTAAGATGAAAAAGATCGACGGGATGGTTACTGCCCTCAAGGGCACGTGTATCAACGATTGGAACGCAGCGCAGTTGAGTGCCTTCTGCACCATTGCATTGAGTATGATGCGGAAGCAATATCAAATGAGAATTGATTCCATACCAGGGTTATCCGAAGAACAGAGAGCCCTTATCCACGAAGAAATTCTCAAGGAATCAGAAGATGTGATTTCCAACCTTATTATCATGGGACTGGAATATCATCATCTGAAGATCGAGAACCTGAAGTCCACAGGTTCGGAAACTAAGAAAGTGAAACGTGGACTGTTTCTAGAGGAGACATCTGATGTCGGTGGCACGGAAGGTTGAGATTGATTATGACCTAGAGGTGCTGGCAGAAGCGGCGAAGGACGCCGGCTTCATTGTCAGTAGAAATGCTGGTGCCCGAGACTACTGGGGCAAGCACATGAAGGGCGCTGAGAAGTGCGAGCTGGTTATCAGCTCCAAGACTCATAAGTTCGATATGGGTTTTGTAAAGCAGCCCAAGGGTGGCGTGGTCATGTACGCGGATGCTCATGGTGGGCATGTGCAGAATGACCTGGCCAATAAGATTCTTCCCCGATATATGGAGAAGATGGTAGATCGTAGCAAGCGGTTCAAGGTATCGGGCCGCACAGAGACCGCGAAGATGATTACTTTGACGGTCGGCCGGAGGTAGCGTGAAGCGCCGTCCAGCACTTCCACTACAACGGAAGTTAATTAGACCTATTGTAGTGGCAAATATGCTGGGGGATGAAAAGACGCTCTGGTGCCAATCCGGTGTAGGGAAGAGAACTAGGCCGGTAAATGTCCAGAAGGTTTACGAAAGGAATCCAAATGGCTGATATTCGGATCATGATCGACAAGAGTACCTTCCCCCCAACCATCACTACAGAGGTGGATGGGATGAAGGGTGAGGGCTGTACCGCATTTCTCGATGAACTACAGAAGATCCTAAGAATGGAAACGAAGCAACAGACCCTCAAGCCTGATTACAAAACTGTGGGGCAGAAGCTCCCTGCACGGAGGTAGTATGCTAAAAAAGATTGGGAAGTGGTTGTGGGACACAGGTCTTGATATGTTTTTTATGGCCGCGGGGGCGGTAGGCTTTATCCTCGCCCATAAGAATCGGGATGCGTTTATGCTTGCAACCAGTATGTGGCTCTTGACTGTTCCGCTGTTTGACAGGAAGTTGAAGATCATCACGGAGCAACTGCGAATGCTCATTATTGCACAGCTCCCTCATGTGTTCATGGCTGAACAGACCATCAAGAAGATGGAGGCGGCTGAGCAGCAGGAGGCGAAGTAATGACTTACCCGTCGACTACTCGTGAATCCACCACCGCAGTTTGCTATGTGTGCGAGGAAGAGATTTCCAAAGTACACATGGTCTGCATTGGCCCAGATCACGATAATGAGGGTAAGTATATCTATCGGTGCGACGACTGTTTTACAGGGTCGCCAAAGTGGATCAAACATTTTATGCACAAATCCAAGCTAGGAGACCTATTTATCAATGTCGTCAAAGCCCAAGAAGCCGAAAGATCTGGTGAGAATTCTGTTCCCAAGCCTAGGAAAATCAGGAAGGACAGACTCAAGAAACTGCGAGAACGAAGTGACAAACCTGCCGTCAAGACTAAACGGCGTTCACGCACCACACCTGAAACGACAAAAGAAGTGAAGGGAGGGCGGAAAAAGATTGGGAGACGAAAGCGCAACAGTAGAAATGTGTCCATCCGTAGATCTGGATGACATTCACTTTGAGGTGGATGAACATTTTCAGATCCGAATGTACGGTAATGATTCCAAGCTGTTAGAAGTAGCGTGCTGTCTCTGTGCAAGGCGCACAACCTGTAAAGGTGACACCGCTGGGCTAATGGCTGAATGTAGTATTCCCTGTGGTTAAAGGAGGAAGTATGAAAAAGTTCTTTCATCCGCGAATGACTCTGGATCCTAAGCGCGTTCAGCACTTCAAGAACCACGGCCGAACCTGTTTTATTTGTGGGTTGCCGGCTGAACACTCCGTTGCGGAGTGGCCAAATCAGTCCGATCTGTTTCAGCTATTTCTCTGCACCGCGCATTTTGCCCGGATGTTCAAAATGCCGGCTAACCGTTTCGAGAAAAAGAAGAAGGCGAAGGTGGTCACGGTGCAGAAGAAGGTGCGGGAGTTTACGCTTCGCCGGCACATGGATATCCCACTCAAGTTTGTTGGAGAGCGTCTGGTTAGCAGACATTTTAGGTGCACCGAAGCTAATTGGTTTCTCGCGTTCTATAAGACGGCAACAGGTACACAGGTGGTAAGTGTTGCGAGAGTCTTTTCGAAGAGCATGGCGTTCAATATTGTTCTCGAAGTCAATAAGCAGGATCATCGCGTAAAAGACTTTGTTGAGGCCACCAAGACCGCTTTTCGTGCTCATGAAGAGATTAGCAAGTACGATGAAACGGCTCTGCTTGAGATTATGCCGCAGGTCACCAGATTCTTTGAAGATTGTGCTAGTCATGTAAGTGTACTCTAAGGAGATCAGATGCTTACTGACAAAGAAATGGAACTTGTTGTAAAGCTAGGGCAACAAGTCACTACAATCGGCACGGATGTCTGGTCAATTTATCGAAGTCAGGCAAAGGTTAGTGCGGTGATTGATTGTCTTCAGTATTCACTTCTAGCCGGGTTCTGGACCACGTTAAGTTTTAAGTGGAAAAAGATAATGGAGTTGGTCGAAGATAATGAAGGGCTGGCGGTAATCAGTTTCTTCGGGGGAGTTTTTATGGTTGTCATAACTGCGATTGCGTTTTTCGCGGTATACGACACCATAACTGCTCTTGTCAATCCTGACTATTGGGCACTAAATAAGCTGATTTCGAAGCTGAAGGGCTAGGAGATCCTATGCACCTTTCGTTTGAAGATACCTTCCGCACCTACCTCAAAGGCTCATTCCCAATCATCAACATTCAGACCAGAGAGGTAGACAGAACAACTGCTGCCCTTTTGGAGCAGACTAGAAAATGGAATGATCGTTTGATGAAGATGACTCTGCCTGAGGATAAGCAGCATCTGAAGATAGATGGCTACTCCGTTATGACCTGGGACTGTATCAATGGTTGGCGTGATGCGGTCAATCGCAAGATTATGATAGACAACACGGGTAAAACTCCCCAAGATGGGCTCAAATGGCTTATAGGGGATCAGCCTCGTGCCGGTGTCTATATCATGCAGAACGCCCACATGTTCTATGGTGACACTTATACGCTTCCTGAGCTTATCCAGCTCTTTCGTGAGCAGTATGAGCAGGGGAAACAGCACAATCGTCATCTGTTTCTAGTAGGTGATTCGGGTGAGTTGCCGGTTGAGCTTCAACCTTTGACCGTAGTTATTGACTTCCCACTTCCTTCACTCAAGGAACTCGAAGTCTATGTGAGTGACTATGTGGAGAGTCAGGGACTACAGATATCAGCCGCAACTGCGAAGGCTGCTGCCGACGCCGCTACTGGTATGACTGTCTACGAGGTAGAGTCTGCCATCTGTGTGGCAGCTGCTGTCAGTAATGGGAAGGACATTGACCGTGACATCGTCTTCGCGGAAAAAGCTAAAGCAGTCAAACGATCCGGTCTCTTGGAACACATTCCTACGGATGCAACATTGGCCCAAATCGGAGGGCTGGAAAACTTCAAGGGCTGGCTCAACAAAGTCAGTGCGCCGTTCAAAGATCCAGAAGCCGCAAGAGAGTACGGACTCCCCATGCCCAAGGGCTGTCTTGTTGCGGGGATATCGGGGACCGGGAAGAGTGCTGCCGCGAAAGCTACGGCAAACTTGTTTGGAGTGCCTCTCTTCAGGCTCGACATCGGTAGAGTGTTTGGAGGATTGGTTGGAGAGACTGAGCGCAAAACTCGTCAGCTCATCCAGCTCATGGAAGCAGTCGCACCTGGCGTTATCCTCATTGATGAAGTCGAGAAGGCTCTCGCGGGTCTCGGCTCCTCCGACGCGACAGACTCGGGCGTTACTGCTCGACTGATGTCCAATCTTCTGTACTGGCTACAAGAGAAAACTGTTCCTATCTATATCATGGCCACCGCTAACGAGGTAGGAAAGCTGCCGCCCGAAATGCTGCGTAAAGGACGCTTCGATGAGTTGTGGTTTGTAGATTTGCCCACCGAGATTGAGCGTAGAGCAATCATGCAGATTCATCTGGAGAAGACTGGACGAAGCATTAAGCAGTTCAAGGGGTTTGAAGTCCTCGCGGGTAACCCGACCCTTGGCTACACGGGTGCAGAGATTGAAGCGGTTGTCAAGCAGGCAATGTTTGATGCGTTTAGTGATGGACAGAGAGAGTTTACTCTTCTTGATATTCAGAACGCTATCAACCAAACCGTTCCGCTCATCAAGACGAAGTCTAAAGAAATCGCTGACTTGCGAGCCTGGGCCTCAAACAAGGCTCGGCAAGCTAATGCTGGTGAGAGTGTGCAGATTGCAGCCATTCCTGAAAAGAAGGGGTCTGGGATCTTCTTTGACGGGGACGCTTTTCAAGCACTTGAAAAAGGAACTCGCCGCCGCAGTAGACGAGAAGACGGCTAACCTTGACAAGGCTCAGCCGGCGCTGTACTGTCTATAGGTAACTTCTCAAGGGGGCGGTTTATGAGTTCACGATTTGTCGAAGATCCTCGATTTGTTCGTAAGTATGATGTGCGGGTGGAGATGATGGTTGGTACAAGAGCCGCCATTTTCATTCAGCAAGTTCACTACCACGCTACTTGGAAAAGTGAAAAGTACAAGACGCTGGAATGGCGTTCTTCTATTTCAGAATGGGAGAAAACATTTCCGGGATGGAGTCGAAGCACAATCCGTCAGATCATAAAAGACTGTCATGCTTGTGGGGTATTAAAGATTCGTAAGGAGACTACTAGAGCAGGGGAGTCACATTGGTTTTCCCTCGACTACAAGATTCTTGATGAAATCGGTAGTAGAGGAGAACAAATGATAGAGGAGGTCTATGCCAAAAATGAGCATACCCCCGAGACCCCTGTCGAAAATCAGCAACCCCCCATGTCAGAAATTGACAAACCCCCTGTCGGAAATCAGCACCATCTACTACATCTTTCTACTACAGCAGTATCTACTACAAACAAAAGAAGCGATGCTACCGCATCGCCATCGTACGAACTGCTACCAGCTCCACAAAAACTGCCGGAAACAGCAACAGCTCCTCCCCCGCGCCGCGCCACCCCCTCCTCAGCGGAGCTGAAGAAGACGATCCGCACGAAGCATCAGGAGCAGTATCAAAGGAACTATGATGAGAAACATTCCCCATCCACTCTTATGAAGCTCTGGCAGTTCATGCTGAATGAAGCACATGGGAAGAAAGCGGCTATTGGCTTTACCGCCAAGGATCGCAAGAATACAGATGCTTTCATCAAATGGTGCGATGAGTCTGGTGAAAGGGCAGACGAGTTGCTTAGCTGGTGCATTGCAAACTGGGATTCGTTGAGAGCGGTTCATATGAAGTGGGCAAATCTAACACCGATGCCTCTCTACGGTACAATCATGGGGTTGAAGGAATACTTCCTGACTAGCAAACGAGCAATTGGTGGCGGTAAACGTGAAGCGAAGCCGCGTGAAGTATTCACTTCGGTTGATCAGATCCCAATGGATCATCCGCTCCATGCTCAACTCAAGTTGATTGTTGAGACTGTAGGAAGGGCTGAGGTTCTATGAGTGACATCCAGGATTATGGTGTAATACTGTGGAGCGTCATTCGACAGGTTTGTAAAGCATTATGGCTATTCGCACTGATTCCTATCTTTACACTAGGCATGATGTTCGCTCTGCCTGTCCTGTGCATTGTCGTCTTTGCGAGATTAGCAGCCATATTGCTTATGACACAGCACAAGCCTGCCAGAACTGTACTGATGAAGACACTTAGAGGGGAGAATGATGCTGACACAGACGGTGACTATTCCAATCTGGAAGTTGGGTTTAATGTCGATCTTGAGCGTGATCTTGTGGGAGCTAGTCAAGTACGGCGTGAAAGATCTGTTGCAAATCGCCTACTATAAGCGGGAGAGTATCGACATTACACTCAAGGTGAAAGTCTACTTCTGGGATTGGGGCGGTCGACTTCATTTCGAAGAACAGGGCTACACACGAAAGCTGCCACCTATCGACTTTAAGGACTTTGTAAAGAAATGATAATTGAAAATGTCTTTGACAAGATTAAGGAGGGGATGCTCCATGCGGGCGTCCCCTCTAGTTTTGTCTCTGCATCAATGAAGCCTCTGGATGAGACTACCGGCAAGAGAGTTAAGCTAGCCGTAAAGTTGATGGAAACGAAACCCTTGATCTTTGTAACAGGGGTAGACTCCCCGATTAAAGATACTGTATGTGCCCAAATTATGTATCAGTATATGCTGGCGCACAATAAGAATGGGTTGTGGCTTACTCCATCAACTATCCCAACCTCATTCACGGAGGAGCGTCTCAAGACCCGAGGCATCACGGTCATTCTGGGATTAGAGATTCTACAGGTCTTTCAAATAAAGGCAGTAGCACAGCTTCTTAGGGATAGATTGCCACATGGCGCAGCCTTTATCATCAGTATGGGGACAGATACGGCTCATGAAGCTATTTTCGGAGCAGATCTAACTGACTACCTCTCCCACTATGCCGTCATGTTCAATGTGAAGAGTGAACGGCAAGAGATAGCGAAGGTGTAGTTTGCAGTCAATTGGACTGAACCTCATTGCTCGTATTCTTGAGGACGGCCGGCTATCGGACTTCTATTCTCTCAAGAGGGAATACTTCTACGAGAGCGAAGTCCCGATTTACGACCGAGTACACGACCATGTGAAAGCACATGGGGTTCTGCCCTCACTCAGTATGCTACAGCGTCATGCGGACATTGATCCGCCAGATTCACCAGATCCGTATGGCGTTTGGCGTGACGAGTATGTGGGTCGGGCCATGCACAATCAGTTCGGCGCACTCATGCCTATCCTCAATCGTCTGCTGTCAGCTGGAAAGCCGATGGATGCGGTCAACGAAGTTATTCGCTTCGTAGAGCAGACTCAGTCCATTCGGTCTGATGGCGCACGGGATCTAACAAATATGGTCGTGATTGGGGAGGAGGTACTTGCCGAGTTTCAGAGATTACGCAGCCTACAGGGGTTGTCTGGGATTCCATCGGGATGGAGATCACTCGACGCCACTACTCACGGTTTTCAGAGAGGCGATCTGATCGTATTTGCTGCGCGTCCTGGAGTTGGCAAATCAACAGTTGCGGCAAGATTGGCAATAGAGGCACACCGAGCTGGGCACATTCCCTTGATAGTCTCAATGGAAATGAAGAGACTCCAACTTGGTGCTAGACTCGTCGGTATTTTGGGTGGACTCAATATGAGAACACTTAGACGAGGAGAATTGGTAACTCCGGTAGAGGAGTTAATAGCCTCAGCGGTTGCTGAATTAAATGCAAAACTGCCGTTCTATTTTATTGAGGGGCAGTTTAGACAGGATGTGAATGAGCTGGCAGCACTGGTACACTCCCTAGCTCCCGCGCTTCTGATTGTAGATGGCGCATACCTCCTTAAACTGCCGGGGGCTAACTCGCGGATGCCTCTCTGGGAGCGAATTGGGGAGATTGCACAGCGACTCAAGACTCTCGCCGCGACTACATCCATTCCTACAATTTGCACCTTTCAGATTAACCGTGAAGGCGGTAAGAAAGACAAAAGTGGGAATGATCTTGGTGTTGAGCATCTTCAGTTGTCTGATGCAATCGGACAGTTGGCCTCTCTGATAGTCGCGGTCTTTAACGACGAAGAAGAAGATGCTTTAGATCAGGATCGTCGTCGTCGATTGAAGATCCTCAAAGGCAGAGAGGGTGAAGCAGGAGAGTTCTACATTCATTGGAATTGGGATCGATGTGACTTTAGTGAGGTCGCTAGTGATGATATCCAGATAATCGAGGAATCTAGAGAACAGGAGAACCCGATCAATGAGTGACGCTTTACAAGCGCTTGAACACCAGATGTTGATTGAAGAGGTAGATATCGCAGGTCAGTCTGTTGTTGGTGAGAACATTCAATCTCTCGAAGTTCCAAACAAGAGCTTTCCGGCGTGGAAGCTGGAGTACAAGGACTATGATGGCATACGAGTTCTCGTGGCAGCAGGCGTTCCTGTTCTTATCCGTGGGCGCAAGCTTACACCTATCGTGGAAGATACGGAAGTCTACATTGAGGAGGAGTGAAATGCAGAGCGTAAAGTGCAGTAGATGTGACAAGACCAATGCGTATGAGTATGTGGCTCGGTATGGTAGATGTAATTTCTGTGGTATGTCCTTCAAGACTCAGCGTTCGGATACTGCCTTTGATAACAGCGCATTTGTCACACAGGTAGTTAACACTGCAATCATGGCCGATATTGCAAATTCTACGTTTGACAGCCCTGGCGATTCTGGCTCCTCCGGGGGTTTTGATGGAGGTGGCGGTGGGGATTTTGGAGGTGGGGGATGCAGTGGAGACTTTTAATAGTAGTGCTTCTGCTCTGCTCACTAGGATGTACCGCTAAGTTCACAGGGGAGATTTCAGTAATGAAACGCTGGGATCGCCCTGGGGAAATCTCTAAGATCGAAACCACAAGTGGAGAGCAGAAATGAAAAAGACAGACGAGGGCTCCTGGCTCTCAATGCTCAAGATGGAACTGTCACTAATCGACAATTCCGATCTGAAAGAGCCGAAGTTGGAGCTGGGCGAAGATGACAATAAGGATGAGACTATTGTAGGAACAGCCTCACTAGAAGCGAGAAAGCTCTGGACTTATTCACTCGCCATGGAAGAAAAGGCTACTAGAAGTCTGGTCGACGCGAAGTATGAGGAGAGCGTTGACAAGAGAGAGGCGCTGATGAAGATCGCGGCTGAGACTAGAGCGAAGTCTGATATGGCGCACAGTATTCTTTTCCTATCCCTTCGTGATCAGTTTGGAATCTGGAACCCAACACTTGGTGTTGGAATCAGATCTGGCTGGAAGGTAGTCTCCTTTAAGTCAAAGAGTAATCCGCTGTTGGATCTTCTGAGAGGGGATCTATAAGACATGAACAAGGGCAATGTGGTGCATCTGCTCCAATTGCTCGGTGCAGAACGGATTACGGATAGCAATGACTGGGTAAAGGCGTCGTGTGTCTTTGCGCCCTGGACTCATTCTAAAGGCACCGATACCCGTCCGTCATTCGGTATTAGTGTTGGCAAACAGAGTCACTATCATTGCTTTACCTGCGGGCGTAAGGGGCCTCTTCCTATTCTCGTTACAGCACTCTGTATGCTGCGAGGCAGTGACAACTTAGAGGCGCGTGAATTTGTAATGGAGAACGAGGATCTCTCAATCGAAGAATACGAGAATTACAAAGATCCAGAACCTCTAGCGATCCTTTCTCCGACATTACTTCAGAAGTTTGAGCCTGCGGATATGAAGCTTTCGATAGTTCAAAAGAGGGGAATTCTGCCCAACACTATTGTCAAGTTCAATCTCCGCTACGACAACTACGAGAAGCGTTTGATCTTCCCGGTTAGGGATAGAGAACGCAATCTTGTAGGATTTCGCGGACGGGCGACGTTGGACTCTGACAAATTAAAGTACCGAGAGTATTCCGAACTCGCTCCGAAGAAGCAGTCATTGAAGGGGCATGGGTTATGGTATGGTATTGACTTCTTGCCTCCGCCTGACAAAAAGGTGATTCTTGTTGAAGGCGAGATGGACGCGATCAAGTTATCTCAGGCAATTCATCTGCGTGACGGCATTCTCGCGTCAATGGGGGCATCAATCTCCGATGCTCAGATAAAGACCATTCAGGGGATACGCAATCCAGTAGTTCTGTTTTTCGACAATGATGAGGCAGGCAAGCAAGCCACCAATAAGATTCTGTCTAAACTAAAGGGCGTAAAGCCTTGTATTTTCATCATTCGAGACTATGCTGGCTGTAAAGACCCCGACGAGATTGCCAGTAAAGGTAGGTTGAAAGTTGCTTTGCAGTCGATGGAAATGATCGCTTGACATGGCTATGGTGAGGTGAGATACTCTTCGTATTCTAACAACACTATACGAAAGGAGAGTATATGAACTGATGTAGCTGCGGCTGACAAAACAACTAACAACCACTAACTAAAAGAGGAAAACGAAAATGGCAAAGGCCAAAGAGACTCCCGCCGAAGTTCCCGCAAGTGCAGCATGGTTCACTAAAGGTGAAGCAGGGTTTGAACGTAAGCATCAGCAGGATAAATTCTCTGCGATGCGTAAAGAGAAGGGTGCGCCGCGCTTCTATCTCAAGGACAAGCCTGGTGATCACGAAGAAGGTTTTGGTCCGAGCAACGCCGCTCGTATCGTATTTCTGGATAGCGCTGGCTTCTGGATTCATGAGCACAACCTGAAGCTGGATGGCAAGTGGGGGAACTTCTTCACTTGTGTCAAGGATTTTGCTCCTTGTGAAATCTGCAATCAGCTCAACGACAAGTCGATCTATACCTGCTACTTCACGGTTATCGACACTCGTAAGTTCCCGAAGAAGGACAGCAGTATCAGCAAGTTCCGTAAGGTTTTGCTTCCTGCCAAGGGTGCTGCGATTGATGTCATCGAGAATCTACGAAAGACGCATGGCGATCTTCGTGGACTTGTTGTTGACGTTAAGCGTCTGAGTGACCGTGATCCAAACTGTGGGCGTGACTACAATGTAGTCATTAAGGACGGCGCAGTCTATCGAATCGATCCAAGCAAGCGATTCGAAGGGGATGCGTCAGTTCCCTATGACTACATGAAGATTCTCGCTCCGCCTTCCAACGAAGAGCTTGCCATTACCGGCGTGTCAGTTGTCCCGCTTGTCGGTTCTGCCGACGATCTGGATGATGAGGAAACCGCTACGGATACCCCGGCAGCGGCAGTCGACGCCGAAATCGACGCTCTTCTCGGGGAATAATTAGGCAGTGGTAGGGGGTGAACAGTCGGTGTTTAGCCGACGACCGAGCAGCAACGGTGTTGCCACGTTCTCAGGGAGAGAACGACCATAGTGGAGCTGCCCCGCTCATTTTCTTAGGATAGGAGGTGAGACCTTATGAGTAAGCTTGTTGACCGCGTAGAACGTGTTGGCGCATGGGCTGAAGTAACACTACTTCCCGGTACAGAAGCGGAGGCTCGTAAGCGTCTCACACTCAAGATGAAGGATACTAAGGTTGTACTGCCTCAGTATCGCAATCATGCTGACCCACGGAGACTCTATGTTCCTCGTGGGTTAGTTTCCTCATGCGGTCTTCCTGTAGATGGCGATTGGGATACGCTTGGGGTAAAGTCAAAGCTGATTGAGCCTCGGGATGGTCAACAGAAGACCATTGATGAATTCCTCACTGCTGTTAAGACTACGCACCCCTATGGTGGAATACTGCAAGCCGTAACAGGTGCTGGTAAAACAGTCATGGCAATCGATATAGCCTGTACGCTGAATCTCAAGACTCTGATCATCGTTCCACGATCCTCTCTTGTGGATCAGTGGAAGAAGCAGATTCTGAATTGGACAGATTGTGAGGAAGAGGATATAGGTCTGATTCAGGGTCAGATTAGAAATTATCGTGATAAGCGATTTACGATTGCAATGATTCATACTCTCGCGCAGCAGTACAAGACCTATGAGAGAGATTTATTCAAGGCATTTGGCACAGTCATCTTCGATGAATGTCATGTAGTTGGCGCGGAGACTTTCTCCGAAACAGCTCCGCTCTTTATCTCTGCCTATCGAATTGGGCTTAGTGCTACACCTAGACGATTTGATGGGATGGACAATGTCTTCTATTGGCACATCGGAGGCATCGTTGCTAAGTTTACAAAGCTTCAAGCGAAGGCTAGAGTTCGTATTTTCCCCTACAGGGGTAATGATACTTCGCACAGCGGTTGCGTCTATGGTGGTGATCTTAATCTTGGTCGATATCTTAATCGTATTGCACGGTCTTCATCTCGCCTCGCACTGGTTTCTAAAGTCACAGCTGCCTTAGCGAATAAGGGGCACGATATCCTAGTTCTTTCCGATCGTATTGCTCATCTTAACTCTATCCAAATGAGTCTTGTGAAAATGGGGGTAGATGCTAATGAGATTGGGTTTCTTATCGGAAACCGTAAGGAGCTTACGAAACGGATTATCTTGGGGACTTATGGCTCTGCAGGTATGGGCGTTGACATTCCACGACTCTCTGCCCTCGTGCTTGCGACTCCCAGATCGGATATCGAACAGGCTGTGGGACGGGTGCTTAGACAGGGCTCACCGATTGTTGTCGACTTCATTGATACTGCCTCAACAATCATGCAGAAGTGGGCCGGGTCACGACTCAAATTCTTTCGGAAGATAACTGATGACATTCAGAGGGCGGCATAATGCCAGCGACTAAAGACTACAATCGTGCGTATTGGAAGGCCAACAGATCTCGCCTTCTACGCAGGAAGAAGGAGCGTTACGAGAAAGATGCAAAGTACCGCGAAGGTATTCTGAAGCGGTCACGGAAAGCGTACAGAGAGGCCCGTGTAATCTCGAAGGTACTGGAGATCCCAGTTGCTCCTACAAACGAAGAATTCAAGATTGTGGCAAAGGCCATTGTAAAGGGGATTGTCCATGAAAGTAAAAAAGATCGGCGCTCATCCAACCCTGTCCGTGGTAAAGAACGGAAATGTGACGCAAAAGAAGGGCAAGCCAAAGATGTTCAACGGCGAGCCAGCGGTAGTGAGAGTGTCGATGGGTACGACTCTAAATATGGGGAACTACCAAAGTCTACGCCTCGGCGTCGATCTGGCTCTGCCATGCTCACCTGCTCAGGTAGAACAAGCATTTGATAAGGCGGCAAAGTTTGTACAGTTGAAGCTGGATACGCTGATTACTGAGCATACCCCGCAGAATGTCGGCGTTAAGGAAATCGGGGACGTGGAGCTTTAAGATGGCAAAGAAGACAACTCAAGGAACAGGTCTTGAGGCTGGGCTAATCCCTCCAATTAGTGGAGACACGCCGACTCGCCCAAAGACTGCGGCGGATCTCAAGAAGAGATTTGATAAGACGAAGCCTCGCTCTATATACACTGGCTCGGAAATTGAAGGGATTGTAGTTCCACGTCTACCCTCAGGGTCATTTGTATTTGATATGCTGACAGCAGGGGGCATCCCGAGGAATCGAATTACAGTATTTCATGGCCCGAAGAGCAGTAGTAAGACCACCTTTGCTCTTCGACTTGCCGGCATGTTTCAGACGCTTAATCCAACGCTTACAGCAGCCTTCGTTGACTTCGAAGGTACGTTTGATTGGGAATGGGCGAAGTCATATATTCCTGATCAGGCTCGTCTTCATGTAGTTCGTCCTGACTACGGTGAAGAAGGCATCGATATGGTGAAAGCATATGCCACCGAAGCAGATGATGTGGGTCTTATTATCATCGATTCTCTTGCTGGTATTATTCCTGTCGCAGAAGCCGAAGCCGACGCAGCGGATTATACCCAACTTGGTTTGCAAGTCCGTCTTATTAATCGCCTGCTTCGCATTCTTATACCTCATATGTCTCAAGTGAATAAGCAGGGTGGACAACTTACCGTTCTGGCGATTAACCAGATTCGGGCAAACATGAATAAGACTGGCCCATATGGATCGCCGTACTCCCAGCCGGGCGGTAAGCTTCTTGAACATGCCGCCTCTATGGACGTTAAGTTTTATAGTGGTGAGTACGAGAAACTGCAAGGTATCCCAGTCAAGGTTAAGCACAAGTTTCAAGTTGAGAAAAATAAAGTAGGACTGCCGAAACGAAGCGGGGAGTTAGCGTACTATCTAACTGACTCCCCCGAAGGTATGTATCGAGCAGGGGAATTGGACGAAGACAAGGTAGTTATTACCTACGCCAAACGAGCTGGGTTGATTAATCGAGAAGGTACAAAATGGGTTATTGCTCGAAAGGGTGCAGATCCACTAGTCTTTGATAATATGTTGGCACTTCTGAGATATACGAAAGAAGATCAGGAGTTCTACATTGCTCTCAAGAACGCTACGGTTAGAGCGTGTATCATCAATCCGTTCTTAACTGGAGAAGAGGGCAACAATGATTAATAGATGCTGCGTATGCGATAACCCGTTTGCTGTACCGCATCATAGGGGATGGTATGAATACTATGTCCCAAGAGTCTGTTCCAGCTACTGCTTTACCAGACTTTGTAACGAAGGCCATCCAGAAGTACGAATCCCTCAAGGCGACCCGAGAATTGAAGAATTCACTGACAGTCTCATTGACCGCCGATCAAATTACGAGCGAGAATTTGAAAGATACCTACGTCGCCTTAACCTTAACTCCAAATACGAGCCTTTTCGGTTTCGGATGCTGTCCGGTGCAGGCTACGTCCCTGATTACCTACTCAGTGGCCGCGTCTTCATCGAAGTCAAAGGTCTTTGGACTTCAGAAGGGAAAAGGAAGTTTCTCGATTTCAGAGACGAGTTCGATAACTTCCCTATCTACGTGGTAGATCGCTCATTTCTCGATATGCTGCGAAGGTCAACTAAACCATGAACAATCATTCGGGACATCTACTAGACCTCTTTCGTGCCTCATATAGAGGCAAAGGAGAAGGTGGTCGTGAGGGCGACACTTCTATCCACGTTTCTAATCTCATTAATTTTTGTCCTCGTGCCTACTGGCTATGCCGTCGCTTTGACCGCGGTTATCATGGCTTTCGGCATCCTGGTATGCAAATGGGTTGGACGTTTGATATTGGACACGCTCTACAGCGAATTCAAGTCCATCGACTAATGAGTCAGGGGGCGGTCTTTGGTTCGTGGGAGTGTAGACATTGTAAGCGTCTTGAATATGGGATGCAGGACGATAAACGAATCTGTCCGACTTGTCGTTGTCGTGCCTGGAAGAATAGGGATCTTGGGGTAGAGCTACAGTTGCCATTAGCGTCGACACCACAAACACCGCTGATAGTTCGAGGGAATATCGACTTTGTTGTAGCGATGACTCCCCAACATGGCTATGTATCCGATGCAAAAAGCATTAAGGCGGAAGACTTTGATCTATTGAAAGACGCTACTATAGACTACAAGCGTCAGGTGCGTCTATATATGTGGCTCGCCAATCACAAGAAGGCTCGCATTCTCGGCGAGCCTCGTGTAGGTGCAGAAAAGTTTAAGATTGATCCTCGTCTTGGGGTTATCTCCTATTGTGTAAAAGGCGCGCGGCAGGAGCCCTTCAAGATTTTTAATGTTGAACAAGATCGACCGTTTATCAAGCAGATCGATACCAGATTACAAGCGCTTGTAAAGCACATTGATGAGGGAACCGCACCTGATCGAATCTGCGCGTCACAGGCAAACATGATGGCTAGGAACTGTGCGGCAAGAACGCTGTGCTTTGAAGGGGAGGGTCACTGATGAAGAAGGACGAGTTTCTAGTTAGATTCAAACTGGGATTTAGTGATCTTACCTGCGATGAGATTTGTACACTGGAGGCCTATCTCAAGGAGGGTCTCTGTGACAAACAGTGGGGAAACCCGGAGATTTCGTTTGAGGCAGTGTATACAGGCGAGCGTCCAGAAAAGAAGGCCAAAAAGAGCGTTACGAAGGAAGAAGTTCTAGCACTAGAGAAAGCAAAGGGAACTAGCTGTGGCAACTAATAATGCTGAAGTTCAGTTATCCCAAGAAGAGGTTCAGCGAATTGCTGAAGCCGTCTGGAATATGCAAACTAGCCCAACTCTTAGCGAGACGCTCTATCACACTTCATTTGATACATTTACAACTGGCGTAGATACCGGAACAACATGGACCACCCAGCCAATAGGCCCGTGGACTGGATCAAACGAATATATCTATATCCCGCCATGGGAAGATCGAATTAGAGAGCAAGAGCCAGTGGTTGATAGTGAGGCTCTCCGAAGATTTCGTGAGTCCATTGCTGAAACTGTGCGAAGTGTGCGTCGAAATCCCACTCCCGAGCTAGAGATGATCGAAGCTACAGAAATACCAGCATCAGATGATCCAGTCCCGGCTATTAGACTTGTTATAAAGTTCCCAACTACCCCCGTGGTGGAACTGTCAGCTGATGCGCTGCGGATGTTTGATAAAGAAATCAAACTGGCATTCATTCGCGCATTTCGACTCGTGCCTCCACCTACGGCAACAATTAGACGGCTTATCTTCGATGAGGCAGTCGATGACTGTAGCAAATAGAAATAGGGCTCGCGGAAAAGCAAGTGAGAAAGCGCTGGCTGATCTTCTAGGTTGGCTTAGATATGGAATCATGGGGGGTGAAGACCTCGTGGACCCAACAGGTGAGTGGTCTGGTGAAAGTAAGAGTGTTCAGCGCTGCGTTGTATCCAAGTGGTTTGAGCAGGCTACACGCAATGCAACCAAGTCTAAGCGCGCGGGGCGCAAGCGTCCCGTTGTCTTTATTCATTTGAAGGGAACTCAACACGCTACTAGTGATCTAGCCGTCATACATATTCAGGATTTTCTTGAACTCACGAAAGGTGGACGAACATGATCGAATTCTCCGAGCTGTTCTCCCTGCCACTAGTGAGATGTCATCATAAGGAACAAATCTGTAGATTTGCCTATCACGACCCACACTATACCTTCTTCCCTGATGGCAGAAGGATGGATTTGTGGATAACGCGCTGTTTCGTGGGGAGGGAGTATTGTGACTGCGAAGGCTATCGATCGGATTCGGAATGTAGTTGTCCCCGCTGTGAAGAAGGGGTACTACCTTACTCGCGGGAAGATTCATCTCACGAAGGACGAGGAAGTGACCTACTGTGGGGTGAAGCTGGAGGATGTAAATGGATCCACTACCGAGCTGGACGGGGTAACTTGCCAAAAATGCCTAATGTTCAAAACCCAGACTTGGCGTAGGGGAGTGAAATCCGAGGTAAAAGAAATTCCTCCTGTCAAGACTAGAAAAGCAAAGAAGAGGGCGCGATAATGGCACTACAAGATTCAGGCGAACGAAGAGAGTTTTCAACAGGAGCAGTAAGAGATATGTCAGCTGGTAAAGGACGTTACGATCTTATTCCCTATGATGCTCTTAGGCGACTGGCTCTTATCTACGAACATGGTGCTGTAAAGTATGGTGAAGGCAACTGGATGAAGGGAATTCCTGTTTCTTCATTTATAGATAGCGCCATGCGTCATCTACAGAAGTTCTCCGCTGGACTAGAAGATGAAGATCATCCCGCGCAGGCAGTTTGGAATATCTTTGCTGCTATGTGGACAATTGATCAGATCAGACAAGGGAAGTTATCAGCAGATTTGGACAATCGGGCGTACAAGATTCCTGTAGTTTCAATTCCAACTGTTTGGACCGCAGGCTCTTCTCCACAAGAGGGGGATACCTATGTGATAGTTACTAATGATCCACATGGGGGACCAGAAAAGAAGTATCTATTTCGCAACGGTAACTGGGAATATGTCGTCTAGGAGACAATCATGACCCCAAAGAAACCTCGTCCGAAGAAGCTTATTGGCCAGACTCGTAAGATCAAGACAGGGTGTGGGAATCTATTTCTAACAGTAAACGAAGATGCAGACGGTCCATTTGAGGTGTTCATCAGATTCGGTAAAGGCGGTGGTTGTTCCAGCACTATTGGGGAATCCATCGGTCGTCTTGTGTCTATATCCCTGCGAAAGGGAGAAGGCGCCGAGGAGATCATCAAACAGCTTATGGGAATCACCTGTCATCAGCAGCTCCCGGCTATTGGAGAAGATCCAGCAGTTTTTTCGTGTGCTGATGGAGTAGCACAGCTTCTTAGAAAGCATATGGCGGAGAGGGAAAAGGAAAAGGCGTCATGAGTGAAGAACGAGGAACGCTAGAGCTAACCGAGCCACACCCCTCAGCTCTTCATGCGTTGAAGTGGATTCGTAGTCTACCAGCAACGACTATCTTTACATGGCAAGAAGCATATGCTTCTTGTTCGATTGAAGGAAATAGACTTGCAGAAGTTTGTGGCGAAACGCTACGGCGCTTGATGGATGGTGAGCCCGTTAGCGACCGCTATCTTCTAGGCCTTGCATGGAGTATGCGCTATGACGGAACTGGAGAAGTCGAAAGTACGGGCAAAAAGAAGAGAGGCAGACCGCCGGGCAAAAAGTCGCGCAAAGCAAAAGATGAAGGAGTGGCGCCTACCGGATAAACATATAACTCCTAAACATGTGGGTAAGCAGGCAGCAGTTCACAGCGCGCCTTGCTCTTGCTTCGGTTGTGGTAATCCCAGGTGTATGAGTAAAGGTAAAGAGCGCCTTACAATGCAGGAGAGAAAGCATGAAGAACTGCCCGGAGTGTGGGAGGGAGGCGACTAAAGTTATCTACGCAGGGCTACCAACTAATATCTGTAGCTCTTGTGATCTTTGCTTTGGTGGCTTTGCATGGGTAATGAAGTATCTGCCCTATAACGGATGGTTTCTTGAGTATGAGGGAAGCTATCTACCTGCTTTTTGGTATTGGCTAACAACGAATCCTGAAGATGAAGAAGATTAAAGCGGCCGTTCGTATTAATGCCTATGAAGTTGTTGCACGGGCGGTAGAAGAGGGTGTGCAGTACGGGTATACCCGTGCGTATAAACACACTGATGAGCCAACCGAAGATGGGCTAAAAGAAGCTATGGTAAATGCAGTTATGAATTCCCTTTGTGAAATTCTTATTTTCGGGGATGACGATGAAGATCATTGAGCAATCAATTCAGTTCGAGGAGCCAATCAATGGTGAGGAGATTCTCTGGAAGCTCGAAAGAGCTGCCCGAAACTGCTACAAGTCCGAGGGAAAGAATTCCGAGCGTGACCGAGCTAAAAGAGACGCACTTCTACGCCACGCAGTTAAGCGAGGGCATACGTCAGTTCTTGAGCATGTCTCACTTACCTTCCGCGTTACGACAAACCGCGGAGTTTCTCACGAGTGGGTCAGACATCGAATCGGTTGGTCTTACTCTCAGGAGTCCACTCGGTACTGTAATTACGGTCACTCTGAAGGCATCACGGTAATCTGGCCATGGTTCTTAGGGCAACAGCCAGCTAAACTAGCTGATGGCTATGGCGGAACTCAGCTTCTCTGGGTACTGGCTATGGAGAATGCTGAGCGCTCATATCTAGACATGCTAGAGGCCGGCTGTAAGCCCGAGGAAGCGCGTGACGTGCTGCCGTCTGCACTAAAGACGGAGATTGTCTGTACAGCCAATATAGTGGCTCTCAGACACTTCTTTCGACAGCGTTGTACGAGAATGGCGCATCCCCAGATACGCGCCCTCGCTTTACAACTGCTTGAAAAGCTCAACGCTGAGATCCCAATTCTCTTTGAGGATCTAGCAGAGGAGTTTCTAAAATGAAGAAGGCATTGCTGGTGGCGCTGTTAACTCTTGCACCTGTAAGAGTTTTTGCCCATGAGCTAATGTTTAATCTGGAACATCGGCACAATGCTCATTACTATGAGAATATCTATCATCAGGAATATAGCCGAGCGCGTCAGAACTACATTGTTACTGGGGACCGAAAATACATGGAGCCCTATCTCGGTTGGTACAACCCCAATCGTTATCGTGAGAGTAACCGCGCTATTGTAATTACCCCTAGCTCTCCCCGTAGATCTAGGTCTTTTGGGGTTGACTCTCTTCGGTAGATAAGTATAATTATAGAAACAACGGAGGTGACTATGAAAGGGTGGCTAGTTGTCGTTGCAGCAGTTCTTCTAGGAGCACTCTCAGCTTGTTCCATTCGTGTCACTGGCGATGCGTCAATGCTCAAGAAGTATGATCGCCCCTCAGACACCTGGAGCATGGAAACCAAAGACGGCTCGGCCGTCAAGACGGAGGTAGCCAAGTAATGAAGAAAGCTCTCTATGTTCTGCTCACTATTGGTCTTGTTGCTGGAGTGGCCGCTTGTGGCGTGTGGGACAATGTCACTGATCCTGATGATGACTATGTAAAGCTAAAGGGGGAGCCTGGGGCAGCGTGTACCGTCGATAGTGAATGTCGTTCGGACTTCTGTGGTTATCCTGGCATCTGCAAGTAAGGGGGAATGATGTTCAAAACTCTTGGGGCGGTTTGTGTAGTATCTCTTCTCGGCGTTAGTTCGGCACTAGCTTCTACTGTCGTTCCGACAACGACAACTACAGTTGATAGTGTTGTCAATGCCACACCTGCACCAGCGGCAGAACCAGCATTTAACTGGAAGGCGCCTGGTACCTTTGGCCGAGTCTATCTCGGGGCATACGGTCCATCTGATGATGACAAGACCTACGATCTCTATGACCCGCAGACAGGAGTAAATGGTGGTCTGGCTGTCGGCTATCGGTTTAGCCAGAATCTTACAGGTCAGCTAGAAGTAGGGTACCAGCAATCATCTGGCAATTATGAAGGCTGGGAGTTCATTGGTATTCCAACAATGGCCGTGGTTCATCTTGGTCTTCCCGTTGAAGACAAGATTGAAATCTATGTTCTAGGTGGCATTGGCGCACTATTCTATAGTGTCGAAGATATCAACCAGACGCAAGACAACGTTGCTATGGCAACTAAGGTTGGTATGGGTGTATCAGTTCACTTTGGCAAGTATTCGATTGGTGGTGAGGTTGGCTACCAGATGACCAATGTTGACGATGCGCCAAATGATGCTATCATCTCTTCACTGACGATTGGATTCGGTCACTAATCAAGGAGAGAACAATGGCTGGTACGAAGAAGTGCAAACCCAAGAAGAAAAAGTAGGGAGGGTGCAAGTGGCTACAAAGAAGCCGATGCCGAAGAAGCCCAAGAAGTAGTGCCCAGACACTACTGACAGGGGAGAAAGCGGGGACTTGCGCCCCGCTTTCTCTTTTAGTATATTAGTAGATCATGTGCACCGTTGATATAAACGCAATGTTCGAAGGTACGGTGACCGCGTTATGTTATTTAGATCCAGATGTAGCTTTTATTCTATGGAGTGATGACAGCGCTGTCGTTCAACTTAGCTCAGTTGGCAGAGCAACGGCGTGCAAAGCCGTGGGTCATGGGTTCGAGCCCCATAGTTGAATTAACGAGCGCGAAGGCCGGAAACAACTGACCAACCTACGGGAAATAGAACATCGGGGTGTAGCTCAGCCTGGGTAGAGTTCCTGGTTTGGAGCCAGGATGTCGTAGGTTCAAATCCTACCACCCCGACCAATATTGAAAGGAGAAGCGTCCTACTCGTCAGGCCCCTCCATTATGACGCGGGGGCAGGGTATCTAGAGGATAAGATCTCTAGATGAAAACCTCGGTGGAACAGCCACAGGGGACGCTAGTAAAACATGCGGATGTGGTGGAATGGCAGACACGCTGCGCTTAGAACGCAGTGGGTAAAACCGTGGGGGTTCAAGTCCCTCCATCCGCACCAACTCTAGAGGAGAATTGAATGAACAACGAACGTCATCATTCACAGTTTCCATGGTGGGTTGGGGTTATCGTGAACGTAGTGTCTTTTCCAGGTGATGTGAAGGATGTCATTCAGACTAAGATTCGCAAGTTAAAAGAGAAGAAAGAAGCTGAGAAGAAAGAGTACATTCACTAAGCTGGCGTAGACCAACGGCAGAGTCAACGGTCTGAGAGCGTGGCTAGGTAGACCAATTTGGCAGAGTCAATGGCATGAGAGGCCATGTAGTGGGAGTTCGAGTCTCCCCCTAGCTACCAGACGAGAAACTATCTTGACTTTCAAATCCCAAGAGTTATACTTTGTGCATGACTAAACAATGCAGCAGATGCCAAACGACACGCGAGTTATCAGCATTTCCAAAGAAGCGAGAGAGCTACTCAACAGTCTGTAAAATCTGTCAACGGGCATACTCAAAAACGTACTATGAACGGAATAAGAAGCGGGTATTAGCGAGACTCGTTACTAGTAAAAAGAAAAGAACGCTAGAGCGTAGACGTTTTATTCTAAAGATACTAGAGGCTGGCTGTACTCGGTGTAAAGAACTAGATCCAGTGGTCCTAGAGTTTCATCATCGAGATGGCAGGCGGCAGGGCTTAGATTTACCAGTGTCGAGATTGGTCTCAGCTTCGGAGTCCAGAATTTTAGAAGAGGTTTCGAAGTGCGAGATTCTATGTGCTAACTGTCATGCTAGAGTACATAGAGCAGGATGGATGAAATAGTACCATTTGGGGGTGTAGCCCAACGGCAGAGGCAATGGCCTTAAACCCCATTCAGTGTTGGTTCGAATCCAACCACCCCTACCAAAAGGAGTCGGCATGTGCGATGAAGGATGTATCTGTAAAGGTAATTGGAGAGAGATTGTCAAGGAGATTGAACCGTTCTTTGGAAGACGCTACAAAGACGAAAATAAGAGAGAATACACTCTGTTCGGGGTAGTTCACGCAGATGATGATTACTACTACGGGCTAGTAGACACACGAGGGCGTTTAATGTTAGCATCATGTGTAGGCTCATTAGAGACTAGTGGGTTTACATTAATAGAGGGGAAGAAACAGGCCTTTACACCAGAACAAGAGTTGTTAAAGGAAATCTTTGGGGAAACAGAGGAGGAGAACGATGACTAGGAAGCCGATTATTATTGCCGCAGCAGTAGCTCTAGGTCTTGTTGTAGCCGCAACGGTCTATGCTAAGGTGATTGGGTTTGCGTGGGATGCAAACACAGAGCCCGATCTTGCCGGCTATAAGCTCTACTGTGGCACGACCGTTGGTGGGCCGTATACATTTGTTAAGCAGATGACAGCAGCAGAACTAGCTACCTCCAATAACTTTGGTGAGGGTCGTGGCTACTGCGTTCTGACGGCGTTTGATACGGTCGGGAATGAATCGGGGTATTCGAATGAGGTGACGTTTCTCGTCGACGAAACGCCGCCGGCTGCCCCGCGTAATTTCAGACTTCAGTAATTGGGTTAAACGGTTATTTGGATATTAGGAGGCGTGTGATGGAACGGCAGACATACAGTGCTCAAACCACTGGTTCTGTGGGTTCGAATCCCACCACGCCCACCACTCTGAGCCCCGTAGCTCAGCTGGCAGAGCAGAGGACTTTGAATCCTCGTGCCGAAGGTTCGAATCCTTCCGGGGCCGCCAGTCTGACTACGGGGCAATGGTGTAATGGAAACACAGGGGCCTCCAAAACCTCTGACGGGGGTTCGATTCCCTCTTGCCCTGCCATTCGAAAACGACGAGGTGCCCCCACGGCCTTGGTTGGGGGTTGAATGTAGGAGCCAGCGTCCTACAGCCCACATTGCCACCCTAGCTCAGCACGGTAGAGCGGCAGGTTGAAGCCCTGCGACGTCGGTGGTTCAAATCCATCGGGTGGCACCATTTCAAGCCTCTGTAGCTCAGTAGAATAGAGCGCCTCGCTACGAACGAGGAGGGCGTGGGTGCAATTCCTACCAGGGGCTCCATGCTCCCGTAACTCAGCGGGTAGAGTGGCTGGCTTTTAACCAGAACGTCGGGGGTTCAAATCCCTCCGGGAGCACCATATAAATAGGAGACGCAATGACACAGGAGCAGTATAGAGAGTATTTACTGGCACTAACGATTGCGTTCATTCACTCACGGGAATGTGCAAATGATTATGCGGTATTTAAGGCGAAGAAAACGCTGGATCAAATAGGGGAACTTGTAGTAGAGAGATTCTCGATGCACAAAGATTAGATGTCGTAGCCGGGTAGCTCAATGGCAGAGCAGCTGGTTCTGAGCCAGTAGGTTGTGGGTTCAACTCCCTCCCCGGTCGCCATGCCCCGTTAGCTCAGTAGCAGAGCGCCGCTCTTACACGGCGGGCGTCGGAGGTGCGAATCCTTCACGGGGCACCATTTTAAGCCCTCGTAACTCAGAGGTCAGAGTGACCGGCTCTTACCCGGAACGTCGCAGGTTCGACTCCTGCCGAGGGCACCACTTGACAGTAGATGATATTTAGTTTAGATTGACGAAATCAACAAAAGGAGTCTAATGATGCGGGGGTTCCAGCGAACAGAGATGCCTCATAAGCAACTCAAGGTGGGTGCGACTCCCATCCCCGCTACCAAGTTTATGGGGGGTTCGTATAACGGGATTACGTCAGCTTTGCAAGCTGATCATCGGGGTTCGACTCCCCGACTCTCCACCAAACAGCCGGGTCTTCCAACGGTAGGAAAAGCGGCCGATAACCGCTCAACCGTGGTTCAATTCCACGCTCGGCTACCAGTTCTACATGCGTCGGTGACCCGAGATAGCAAGGGGGCTAGCTACAACCTAGCTGGGCAACCACGTCGGGTGCGAGTCCCGAACGACGCTCCATCTTTACTGCGCGGTACTCTAGCGGTAAGAGACCTCCCTGTTAAGGAGATTGTCGCAGGTTCGATCCCTGCCCGCGCAGCCATTTACTGCGCGAATAATAATAGATTCCCTACTAAAAATGGAGGAACTAATGAACACTGCAACGTACAACGGTGATGTTCAAAACGTACTAAATAGTGAGAACACCTACCCCTGGCGTCCATCACGTGGTGTATGGAGAGAAGTTCCAATTCCAGGTGAAGATGAAAAATTAGTTATTACCTTTAGAGGTATGCCGCAGCAGGGCGCGGAAACAAATCCAGCTGGCTATAATTCTGTGCTGAATATGGTTGATGCAAATGATCTGATCTGGCTGACGTTCGGCACGGGTCTTTCAGTGACCGTATCCCAAAGACCGGCTGGTGGGCCAAACGGAGATTACTGGGGCGATGTGTCGATGGGGCAGACTGGTGAGCCTGTGCCGGGAACGCCAGGCCTGCTGAACGATGCGTTTGGGGATATCACAGAGATATGGACTTATACACTCAACCGACCAGCGGTGGGAAACCCATCGCTAGATGTGACTGGAAGCAAGCATGGTGCGGCTGTGTGGCACTGGATGTCGCCTATCGCAAGCTATGCCGGTATGAGAATGATGATTGGGTGGTGCGCCCCCGAGACATCTATCTCTGAGCTGTTTACCCAAACAGGCGTACATCTAAGTGGATGTGTGGATGTCGAGTATCTATCAGTAGCTATTGAGTCTATTTAGTATAAAGATAGGAGAGGTAATCTTGGCCCCATTGGCTAGTGGCCTAGGCCGTAGGACTTTCAATCCTACATTCGCGGGTTCGAATCCCGCTGGGGCTACCATTTTAACGGCCCCAGAGTCAGATAGCCACGACACTGCCCTGTCACGGCAGAGGACCGGGAGCGTAACCCGGTGGGGTCGCCATTATCTCTTCTATAGACCACACTCGTCGAGTACAGGCGGTAGTAGTTAAGCTGGGGTAGCGAAGTGGTTGAACGCAGCTGCCTTGTAAGCAGCAGGGGTAACCCCACGCAGGTTCGAATCCTGTCCCCAGCTCCATAAACTTGCGGGCTTGGCCGAGTGGTTGAAGGCACTAGTCTTCCAAACTAGGATCACCGTGGGTTCGAATCCCACAGCCCGCTCCAATCTTAGAATCTTTTGCAAGAGACTCTAAGCGCTCATTGGGAAGGGGGAGCGAAAACGGTACCGGAACGCCGTCCCCTTTTCAAAACTTTAAAAGGAGAGCACGATGACTGACACAGAACTTTTAGATTGGTTTGAAGATAAAGGTGCAATTGTATGTGCGGCCCTAATCAATGACGATAATGGGCATTGGGCTGTGTCTACAACAGGTATGCAGAATGTTATTGTCGGCGATGGACTCGGGGATGTACAGACTACATTCTTTATCGAGGCGGCCGATTGGAAGCGCAGTGTACGCGAGGCGATCCTCGCGTTTAAGGACCAGTACGAGTCCTATTAACTTGGGCGATCGCGCACCCCCAGAAACTCTCGATGCTCAGATATTAGATTGGACACCTAATATTAAGAAGACGAGGAACTCGTCGCTGCCCGAACCCGGCAAGAGCTAGAGAGGACGCGAACACTCGTAAACGGGCGACCGTGCACCCGTAAAAACAGTGATGACTCAGGCGCAGGGTTCCTGGCGGTTCTCTACTGAGGTCGCTGGACACGGACACTTTATGGATGGGTCGCTCAACGGTGGAGCAGCTGTCTTGAAAACAGCCGGGCCTAACAAGTCATGGGGGTTCGAATCCCTCCCCATCCGCCAATCTAAAAGGAGACGAGATGTATCCTTGTGCTAAACAGCGAGTGCTCTGTGAGATTAGGGATCTTGAGACTGGTAAGTCGTACTGGGGCGAGAATGTATGCTCTTACTATCAATACAAATGCCCACGCGGTGATATGGAGCCAGGAGTTGGCTATGAACTATGCGATAGTATGTGCGGACAGGAAGGTCACGCTGAGGAGCAGGCGCTAGAGGCAGCTGGAAAAGATCAGTGGTCGGATCCCTTTAAAAGGGCTTTAGCTCTTGTTTATGGTCAAACTAGAGTATGCGAACGCTGTAAAGATCAGTTGCAGCGCGCGGGGGTTGAGACCATAATTCTAGTTAAAGGATCGGAGGTAATTTAAGAGATTGGCGGAAGGCGAAAGCGGGCTAACCACCCACCCCACCAGATAGGGGAGTTAACGGGCTAGGGGCGCGCTGCCGTGGTGGCAGCAGGCATGGCGAAAGCCACGATCCGCCGAAATCCCTAGCTGAGGGCATTATAGGCAAGCCCCTCACTAAGATCAGGTCTGGCGCCAATCTAGTTTGAAAGGAGATTGAAATGGAAATCTGTGAGATTTGCGGTAACTACTATAGCGAGGAGTTAGAGAGCGGTCTGTTTACTCTCTACAGTGCCAAGAATAAGATTGTTATGCACGAGCATATGTGTGGTAGTTGTGGGGAGAATATCAGACATTACATACTAGGAATGATAGACGCTAATAGTGAGATGTGATGGTGTCGCTAGTTCAACGGTAGAACCTGTGACTGTGGCTCACAGTATCGGGGTTCGATTCCCCGGCGACACACCATGCGTCGGTGAAGGGGAGTGGCATCCCTGCGGGCTGTAAACCCGCCGCCTTCGGGCACGCTAGGTTCGATTCCTAGACGGCGCACCATTTTGGAGGAGTTATGAAGCACGAGAAGGAAGTAAAGTACGGCGCAGAGGACGGATGTATCTGCGGCCATCCCGAGTATCTTCACTGGGGCAATGCCCTCGGGCACTGCAAAGCTTGCAGTTGCTGGGGGTTCAGACGCCCAGTTATACGCAGTTTATCGAAAATAGATAAACCTCAGTAAACTCAATATAACTGCCCCTATAGCTCAGCGGAATAGAGCGAGTGGTTTCTACCCACGAGGTCGGGGGTTCAAATCCTCCTAGGGGCGCCAATTTACAAGCGCTTGAAAAGAGAGGGGTCATGCGTATACCTCTGATGAAGTCTTTTAAGGACTTCTCCGAGAAACCTATCGGTTTCATTGAGATTGAAAACGATGAAGTGCCAAATGATCCACAGTTTTGCTTTGCTCTTGGCTATACGTATACAAACACGAATGGACTGCCACGAGTAGAGCCGATATGCGCGGCTATTGTAAGTGATGATGAATATAGGAAATTTCTAGATTCTGATCAGTCAAAGGTTCGCTAGCCCCCTTGGCCTAATAGTTAAGGCAACCGGCTCATAACCGGCAGATTGTGGGTGCGAATCCTACAGGGGGCACCATGGAGAGGTCTCCTAATGGTATGGAAGCAGTTTGCTAAACTGCCGCCCGAAAGGGTGTGTGGGTTCGATCCCCACCCTCTCCGCCAGCTATGCTATAATACTGTCGAAACAACCCAAAAGGGGGTAGATCATGGCAATGGCGGCACCTGTAACAGTTGATTGGGCAGTGGCACTTCCGGTTCTAGTAGCATCGTTGGCACCAACGATCACTGGCTTTCTTCAGCAGTTCTCTAAGAATGCTCTAGATAAGGCGCCGTGGTATCTCAAGAGCGTCATCACCATGGTTATTGGGGGTCTTCTCTCAACAGTAGCCTCCTATGCTGCAAGCGGTGATGCTCTCCTAAGCGCTGCTGGGGGCGCCATTCTCGGGGCGGTGGGCTCGATGAACATTGCTCTGCGTAAGGGCACTCGTGGCAACCTTGAGGCTTCACTACAGCCCAAGGCGCCTGTGGAGTAAACAGTGAGCGCGCTAGCTGATGCTCTTGCAACCAAGAACCAAGAGCAGGTTATCGGCTCAAAGATTGAGATTCTAGTTGACTCAATAGCTGGAGCTGTCGATGTAACGTATAGTGTGCGGCTCGAAGCACCGTCGTTCTCAGAGACAGTTCTAACGGCACAAACGGCGCAACAGGTAGCGGATGCTGTACTGGAGTATACGACATGGGCAGCAACCCTGTGGTCAGCATAAAGCTCTACTATGATTGCCCCGTTCATGGACATTTCTCAGTAGAGAAGAAAGAGGGCGAAAAGTGGGATGACACAGCGAAATGTCCATATTGCGGAGCAATCTCGTTTCGTAATCTGGGTATGACGTCAATCTCTGTAAGCTAAGCTGAGGGCACGGTCGAGTTGGGCCGTGCCCTTGGTGTTTCTACCGACCGAAAGGAGGCTGTGTGAGCAAGAAGTGGTGCACTAAGACGGAATGCCCCTACTTCGACAGAGTAGAGGTTCCGTATGGCGGTGATGTCAAATCTGACATCCTAGTTGTCGGAGAGTCACCTGGTCGTGAAGAACTGCTTAGACAGCAGCCGTTTATTGGAATGTCTGGGCAGGTATTAAACGCCGTTCTGCAGAGCATTGGCTACTCTCGTAGTTCCGTCTGTATAGCCAATTCCTGCCGCTGTATGATTAACAAGGACGAAGACTCTGTGGCGATGGTCAATGCCGCGCTAAAGAACTGTCGTCCAAAGCTTGTCAAGATCATTCAGCAGGTACAACCTAAGGTGATCGTCGCCCTAGGAGCTTTTGCTCTGCGTCAATTAACTGGCAAGCAGAAGATCATGGAGAATCGCGGACAATTCTTCTACAGTGAAGAATTCAAATGTCAGATCTTCTGTACCGTTCATCCCGCGTATGTTCTACGTGGTGCGTCACGAGAGTTCTGGAATAAAGCTGCTGCTCGACGTACCATGAAAGAGAATCTGCTATTCATCGACTTCGAACAGGTGAAGAAGTATATTGAAGAACAGAAAGTAGACCAAATCAACACCGATGCATACAGGGAAGGTACTGTAGAAGATCTCCATTCCTTGCTTGCTACCCCTCGGAAGGTAGCTGTTGACTTTGAAACGACGGGACTGGATCTATTCAATCCGAATGTAAAGTGTCTCAGCGTTAGCTTCTGTGCTGATGAAGGCCGACCAATCGTATTCTTCGCTGATGAAAATGGGCAATTTATCCCTGAAGTTAGACAGGTGTTAGAAGATAGTCGTATCACGAAGCTAGTTGCCGCTAGACCCTTTGAAGAACGCATCTGTGTACAGAAGCTGGGCTTTGAGATGAAGGGTCTTATTCACGATGTTCTTGTCATGGCTCATCTTCTAGATGAAAACTATCACTCCTATAGTCTAGAAGCTGTTGCAGACATATATACTCCGTTAAAAGGTATCAAGGCTCTTGCTAAAGGTGCACGAGCGGATCTAACACAGCTTCCGAAGGAGCAGCTTCTCAAGTACAACGCCGTTGACACGGACGCCACACTTCGTGCGTTCAATACCATGGCTGCGATGCTGAAGAAGGACGAGAAGCTAGCCAAGTATTATGTCTACTTCATGCAGCGTATTCAGGACATGTTCTCCGACATCTACTACAACGGCTGTACAATCAATACGACTCAGCTAAGCGCCGACGAGAAGGCAATGACAGACATCATTGCTGGGCTGCATGATGAGTGTATTGCGATGCTTCCAGCCTCGATTCGTGAGAAGCATGAAGGAAAACTCAAGTTATCTAGACCTGCGCTCGTACAGGACTATCTCTTTCTGCATCCCGATGGTCTACGACTGAGACCAGATCCAAACTATATTACGCCAAAGACCAAGAAGCCTCAGTGTTCAGAAGATCACTTGAAGTTATTTCCTAACAATAAGTTTATTGACAAGCTTCTTCGTCTCAAGAAGGCTGAGAAGATTCTTAGCACCTATACGACTCAGATCTGGCAGACGATCAAACCGGACGGGCGAGTTTATCCTAGCACTCTCTTTACTCAGACAGTCACCGGTAGAACTGTCATTAAAGAGCCGACAATCCAGACTATTCCTCAGCGTGGGGAGTTTGCTGCCTTTGTTAAGAGAGCTTTTGTCGCGGATGAAGGTTGGGTCTTTGGGGCTCGTGACCTTGGACAGTCTGAAATTCGTATCATGGGTTGGCAAGCGCAGGATCCCAACATTCTTCAAGCTCTACGCGATGGAATTGATATTCACACAAAGACTGCTTCGATTGTGAATGATATTCCGGTAGATAGAGTTGTAAAGGACATGCGTCAGAAAGCTAAGGGTATCAACTTCGGATTCATTTACGGAATGGGCGCATGGAAGTTTAGATTCTATGCGAAGAATGAATACGGAGTTGACTATACTGAGGCTCAGGCTGAGGCTGCACGCGAAGCGTTCTTCTCGTATCCAAAGGGCTACTTTAAACTTCCTGAGTACTATAGGAAGCAAGAGCAGTTCGTAGCAATGAACGGTTACGTCAGGTCAGTTCTCGGACGCTATCGTAGACTAGCTACAGCTCAGAGTCGGGACGAGAAAGAACGTCGGGAAGCGTTCAGACAAGCCATTAACTTCCCTATTCAGAGCTTTAGCTCCGATCTAGGTCTTATTGGCATGTGGCTATTCTGGAAAGAGTTGAAGAAGTATCCAGCACTCGCAGCCAATGTAAAGATCATGTGGTTTATTCATGACGCTATCTACTTCCAAGCTCGTGAGCAGTATTTCGGACAGGCTATGAGGCTCCTCAAGCATTGTATGGAGGTACTCAGTAAAGAGTACGTCGAGAAGCAGTTCGGTGTTAAAATAGGGTATCCCATTACCAGCGATGGCAAAATCGGAGCAAGCTGGGCAACAATGAAAGATTGGTTAGAGGAGGAAGCTGCATGAACAAGCCGTTTACCGACCAGGAACTAGAAATCATCAATCGTGCAAATGAAGCTGATCTAGGGCCTATGGTCGAACATCTTACACCGCTAGAACTACTTCGTCTGAAAAGCGGGGAAGGTATTTCGCTAAAGATGATTGTTAAAGGGCGAGGCCTTCTAGCAGCAGCTAAGATCAAATCTGGTGGCAGTGCTATCGAATATGTTACTAGAGATGAACTAAATGCAATCATGGAGGAGCACAACAATCTCGCTGTGAAGACGATGCTTATCTTCATGGCTTTAGAGCAGCGCGGCATTATCTCCGATAAAGACCTCTACGATGTCGCTGCTAAATTAAAAGATGGCCCAGATGGAGGGCAGACCGATGTCGGAAAAGATGATTCTAAAACTCGTACCAGAAAGCGAGGCCCAAGAGCAGCGAAAGCGAAGAAGTAGACTGCCGGTTGTTATTATTGGGCTTGTATTGCTGAGTCTGATGATTGGGGTAGGGCTGGGAAAATCACTCTGGCCCGTTATGCCTGATGATCTGACACCTACAGAAGCAGCTCGTATTCTGCAGATGTCTAAAGGCTATGCTGGCTACACACTAGTTAAAGAAGATGGCGGCAATGGGCAGGTCGGACATGCCATCTTCTGCCCAACCTGCGCTACGGAGATAGCCATGGTAAATGTGAGCTTCTTACCACCAGCCCCACCTGAACCTGGATCTAGGATGGCTATCCTGATGAATTTAGCTAAATATGCAACGGCACCTGCGGTAGCTAAAACAAAGAAGCCGGCCACAGCGCCGGCTCCAGTTGTTACAGTTCAATAGCTTTTCAAGCGCTTGTAAATTACCCGGAGTATTTGGCATTCGACCCAGGTAGTTCACTGATAGTAATTGACGTGGCTGCCTGGGTCGGTAGGCTAGTTACATCACTCGTAAAAAGTCTACTCCCAGCTTTATGAAGTAGAGTCATCTTAGTTGTATCAGTAGTTGATCGCTTCATATAGAGACGAGTGACTGGCTGATTTGCTGAACGCGCACCAGTAGCCTTTTTGATCGCTTCAGTCAGGCTCATTACTTCATCTCCCTATACTGCTCAAGTGTTATATTCTCAGTTGCCCCATCTTTTGATAGCGAAATTGATCTAGAGATAACTGCATGTACCCCAAATATCCCTAGTCTACCATAGGTTAAATCAGTAGTCTCAGTTCCGCATAGCTGTTCCGTTGGGTCATGCGGAACGGTTACAGCCTTCTCAAAGACAATATAATTACTGGCCGCTAGCTCTTGCTCACCTCTACGTAGAGCCGCAGTTGTCGTACTAATCAAACTGTCTTCAAGCGTCGGAGCAATGCGTGTTGCAGTTCCATATCGTAAGACTATTCTAATCATTATCGATTCTCCATTGTCTTCGGAGCATAGCCTTTATACTGAATTTTAATGCTGAACAGCAGTTTATCAAGAACCCAGCGCCGCGAACTATACTCCTTAACAGTATAGTTATCGTTGGAGGTATCTGAGTCTTAGACCCCAGTCCCACCCGCAACTCCAGCGCGGTTGTCCTTAAAGTTTGGATGTGTAATGCCGATCTGATAATCACCAGGAGGCACCGCGGTAAACTTAGCAGTTCCATTTTGATCGGTAATCGCCGTCTGCCCACCTAGTGAAACGGTTGCTCCAACTACAGGCTGGGTTTCATCTAGTTTGTCTACCACATGCACAAGCTGATCCCGAGCTACGTTAGGCCCATAAAGCCACGGCATATACAGATCTAGATCATTATAGGCATATTTACCTGCAGTGTCTGTTCCAACAAGACAGACAGCTCCTACGACGACTACATCAGTAATAATCCACCCGGTATCGTAGTAGTTCTGGTAATTAAGATGAATTAAGGCATCTGGTCCCATTCGTTCGGGATCCTGATCTATGCACCCAAACTGATCCGCGTCCTCACCGGCTCCCAGACTTCTAAGAATTACATTTGCTGGCAGCTGTACTTCTTTAGTTGCTGGATCGATAGTCCCTGTGATTACAATCTCAGGGAGGTCTTCGATCTTAGGGACAGCTTCTGCCTCAGCTTTTACTGATATATCAACCGTCTTCGTAATCTCTCCCCAAGTGACATTGATCTTACCCGTTCCAATAGGGCCAGTGGCTTGCGTCTCATAGATAGACTCACAAACCCCGTTGCTATCAGCATTAGCAAAAGGCTCCTGCATAGCTCCTGGTCCAGATGCAGCGACGAACAAGACTTTACCGCCGCTAACGGGACGTCCATCGAGTTTAATCTCAGCTTTTACTACCGACATCTCGCCGCGATTAATATCTGTTGGCTCTGCTGAGACAGTTAGATCTGGTCCAGTAGTTGGGTCACCCGGATCGGTGGGTGGGGGATCGGTGGGATCTGGTGTACCAACTGTTACGGTAGCCGTACGCATGTTCTTCTCAACAACCATATTCAAATGAGCAACGTAGTCCCCGCCACCAGCATTATAAGTACCCTTCCATAGCCCCGTTGGAACATAAGTTACTTCGCATGTGCCACTAGCGACAGGAAATCCGTCACCTTTTAGAGTAATTGTATCCCCTTCGACACTCTCAATATCATAGGATACGCTCAAAAACTTGACAGAAGTAACCGAGGATGGGATATAGCTTGTAGAGGTTGTCTTTCTATCTGATATCGAACAAGACTCATCCGTAATTGTATTAGTGTTATATGACATATTTAGCGAGCCCTTTTGGGGAACGACGCTAAAAGCCACACCATCCCGAACGGCCACTCCATTCTTATATGCAGTAGCTGTGACAGACGTAGACGCATTGCTGGCAATACTGCTATTTTCAGCACTAATAGATAGATCTAGTGACGAATCCCCCCCGGCTGCGTCTGCACTGATATCAATCTTACAAAGAGTATTGGCTCGCGAGTCGATGCGACCACCTACATAAACAACATCTTTATCCTGATCCCCATTAGCTGTATAGAATACCTTCGCTGATCCTCCCCAATCATATGTAATTGATAGCGGGCATGTTGAAAGTGGGAAAGTCTGATCAACGAGAGTTACTGAAGTACCTGATATTGTTGCCTGCCCATTCCAGGTGAAGCCGCCGCCGATAACTGAGATACCAGTAATCTTAACAATTGGGTTACTGACAGAGAACTCGGTCGTGCTGCTAGATTCAACTTCTTCGACCAATCCTGTTTGACGAGTTAGATCCGCAGAAGCCGGTGTGATACTGCCCTTACCCTTCTGAATAAAGAAATGGACAGTTACTGGGTTGTCCACATCACCGTATAGCGCTCCACCATTACTATCAGAGGCAGTAAACGTCAATAGACTCTTTTCCCCAGGTGCAATTGTCGAAGGCTCAGCAGTCATATTGATTGACGCGCCAACAAATGATCCACAGATTACGCTGATGGGCCACATAACAGATGAGCCTTTGTAGGCCGCGTTCATATACGCAACGCCCTCTTCCCCAGCGTCTGGGCGGTAGTAAAACTTTACCGTGGTCGTCTGCCCAGTTGCACTAGGAATAGGCACCTGGCTTGTCGTATTTTCAATCGTAGCCAGTTCGTCTACAAAGATAAGACCAGATACATCTGTTTCCGTTCTATTCTCATCATCCCCAGGTCGCTCCCACCAACGATCCGAAACCTGAAGACCGTCTTCGACATCTAGCGTAGTGTAGCCATCATATTCGATATAAACTTCTGGACGGTATAGACCTTTCCACCCAGCTGGGGCATCTGGAGAAGTCCAGTCGTCGGAGATATGAACTTCATTGTTTCTAAACGTTAGAGCAGTGAGCGGGATTGGCTTAGTCTTCGTCTCATCTTCCCACGCAGCATTAATAGTAGTAATCCAATACTCGGTTGAGAAATCCTGCGGCCCACTAACAGAGCACGATTCAAACGCATTCTTCTGGATAAGAAAAGGATTTTCACTATTAGGATCATAAACTGTAACTGTAAGAATAGCCACATCCACGCCATTTGATGAGATAGTTAGGGGACCAGAGATCGTAATAGTTGGGAATACCGGGCGAGTAACCCAGTTATACCCACCTGGGCCATCGGCAGCTGTAACCTCAACTGTACATGCAGCGGGGATTGCCCCAGTGTATGTTGCTTGAATAATACAGGTAGTAGTTTCAGCTGGAGCGGTAAAGACAGCCTCAGCGATACCCGTTGCTGTATATGAACAAGTGACATCACCAGTCACAAACGGAAACTCCCCGTCAATTATTACAGTAGTTCCCTCAACTGCAATAGCGCGATAGGACACCTGTCTAGAAAGAATTGAATCTACGTGCTGATATGATTTCGGTCGGTAGGGCAGAGAGAAGGTTGAGCGGCCCGTAATCGAGCCAGCTGCATTAATAAACCCTTTATCCCCTACTATGGCACTTGGGTCTACTGTGCCAGCTGAGGTTTCCAAGAAAATCGTGGATCCATTTGATATTGTTTCATCTACTTCAACAATAACTCCAGTTGACCCCTCGTATGGGAGACTTGACTCTTCTACACTAACAGAGATAGAGCTGGTGCCGGCGTTAGTTCCAGTTTCCGAAATTGAGATTGTGATAGTTGCAGGAGCCGCATCACTCCATCTTCCAATTATAAAATTGGTACTATTGTATTCGATAGTTGATGCATCGTATGTGCATGTGCCAATGCCAGCAGCAACATAATCCACTAGGCAATCACCAGTTGTTACCCCAAATGAGCCATCAATAATGATTGTAGACCCGTCGACAATTTCTTGAACCGTATAGTGATTACCCATAAACTCTATATCCGACACGCTGGATATTGGATATTTGGTTGACAGCGAATCGAATCCACTTATTGAACAAATCTCATTAGTTATACTCGTAGTTCCCAATGTCACAAGTTCCGGCAGCAGATCACCGACCCCATAAACAACTGAGAGTGAGACTGAGCCAGTTCCGCCAGTCCCATCTTCTTCCCGACCGACCACCGTAATTGTCGTAGATCCGAGCCAGGGGATATCACTATCTGCTGGCTCAAGAGACAATTGACGATTACTGTATTGTATTGGGGCACCACCAGGGCCTTCCGGCTCACTGAAGCTAGCAGGACGCTCATCGCCTGTACCAAGAACTTCTAGAACGTTGTACCCATCTGGGTAGTTAACGTTCTCAGTTAGCGATGTAATCTCTAGAAACTTGTTCAAGTTAGCCATTAGACCACCCTTGCTGTAAACGCCTGTTCAATCGTGGAACCCTCGTTATCAGTGACCTTTATTGTAAACGAATATGATCCAATTGTCGCTACCCCTTCGATATAGCCTACAGCATCGAGCGCCATCCCCGTAGGTAGGGCTCCGGCCGTAACCTCAAACCCATACGGGAATCTACCTCCCATAACCTGAATCTGGAAGTATTCATCCTCGATAGAGCCAATAATCTCGCCCAGATCTGGGCCATTAACAAACTGGAGTGGCACAAATGGTGGCGGTGTATATGGATAGGAAGTATCACCAGCATATGCTGGATCAAATCCCCCGCCGGCAAACGAGTGAAGCATCATCTCTCCAGTCCAGTTAGACTCAACCCAGCCGGCATCATATACTGTTGCTCCCCAGTCAGATAGAAGTAGAAGCCGCTTTTGATTTTCAATCTTACTTGTAATAGTCACAACTACAATCGTATTGGCGTTTGGAAGCGGGGGCTCCACTCTAATAATGTTCTTACCATACCCTTCAATTGTATAAGACTGCATCGTATAGTTCTTATCTGGGCCAAAGCAAGTCACACTGCCAATTGACTCAATCTCTGGCCCGTTTGTCTCAATTGTCGCATTAGTTGTTGAGATAAAATATCTAACCTGTGGATTTACAAAGTCCCCAGCTTGGCTATTTGTATAGAAAAACATCTGGCCTTTAGAAGCGCAAGTTGTTCCCACTATATCTGCAACGCGATCCTGAACCCTAAGCTTGACACCTGAAGCATCATAGCCATACGGATCCATCTGAGTTATAGTCTGTGCTCCACCAGATATAAGATATAGATTTCCCTTTGCAGCCATTGCAACTAAACTATCCCCGTTAAGAGAACGAGCACCAGACATATATGATGTAAGATCCGTGTCGGTCAACCCAGCTTGCGGCGGAATACGCGCCCAGGTTAAACCACGATCGTGTGATACACACAGCCAAGTACGTTGATCGAATGCGTGAATATCACTTCCGTCATGAGAGTATGCTTTACGCTGATGAATATACGAGCTAACTGTAGGCATTATAGTTGTACAGTTTATGGTTGGATCCTCTTCTTTTTGAATTATCGTAGCTTTATTCGTGTAGTACGTCACGGGATCGAGAAGTTCATCATTGGGATCAAAACCAGTAACAGATGCGAAGACATAGTTTAGACCACCACATTGATAAAAATCCACCTGCCTCACGTAGAGATCAAGACCAGCAAACCCAGTTTCAATTGGGAATTCTCCGCCAAAAGAAACAGTGTCACTATACCCACCAAGAGTGGTGTCACATGGGGGATACGCTGCTGGAAAATAAAATGGGAAGCTGTTAGGGTCATTGCCATAAATAACGCCATGACGATACGACCCGCTATGTGATACCCCCCAACTCAATAGAGATAGAGATACTACCCCATCAATTGTTATATCCCCATAGCCACCTGTCGGAATAACACCTGTACATACTGCGTGCCACGTAACAGCTATATATGTGCCTATGGATTCCTTATTCTCATCAGTTATATTAGTGTACGCTGGGTCATGCACATTACTAGCGCAGAGAGGCTTTCGTCCACGATTAAATAGCGCACTCTGTACTGCGCTCTTTTGACTTAGAAAGTATGAGGTAAATTGAGAGATAGTCTTTCTATTCAAAGTAAAATCACTGACCGTATCTAGTAACGCAAAGTTTGGAGGAAGAGTTCCACTTATAGTGGCTCGAAGAAAATAGCCATTATTGATATCCCCCATTATATGCTTAAAAGTATAGTTTCTAGTTCCAAGATAGATCGGAAGATAGTACGTATTGAAGGTCAGAGTGTATATAACATCATTGCTTCCGAGATAAGCACCACTTTCTCCATCACTAAAGTAGAGAAAGCCATTATTTGCTGGGCGACCTCTAGTATCAATAAGAGGAGCAACGCCCATATTTGGATATTTAGTTGTAGATACACTGACATCCCCTGTTAATTCAGGCACACCTATATATAGATTCTCCTCAGTAAAGGAGTTAAACGCAACTACACGCCCATCATCACAAGGTACAAAGAACGGCGTAGCATTATTCGAGTTGATGCCCATATGAAAGGTGTCTGGTGCTTGATCTTCATTGAGAGTAATAGTGGCTTGAATATTTCGTCCATAGTCCCAGGTTTTATTCAGTTGAATCCATTGGTTTTGCGCGTACCATTTGCTAGCTGGGTACCCAGTTGAATGTGGAGTTAGCGCGCCATTAGGTGTCAACGTTGCTACCCCTGGATAGGGGTTCTCAAAACCATGAGGCATCATCATTGGCTGAACGTAGGTGTGAACTCCCTCCGCGTTTACAGTTACTACGAACGCCTTATAGGGTGAAACTGAATTCGAGCCGTCACGAACCCAAGCATAGGCAGTCTGCTCCCCATCTGCGGGAAAGGTATAGGTAGTTGGCGGAGTCGCTTCCCAACGTGAATCATAGTAGAGCGGCGGTAAAGTGCTATCGGTAATTAGATAGCCCGTTATAGTCAGCCAACTATCTCCCGTAAAGCTTTTCACATTAACTCGTCTACGAGACGACTCTACTGGCTCTAGTACAAAGGTAGCTACAGTTACATCTTTTCGCTCTGGGGGCGGAGGCAGCTCTTCAATCGCTGCTGGCGGAGAAGCTGGAATACAATCCACGGTAGCAATTGCTGGTAGGGATACATTTCCTGACGAATCCATGACCCACGCATAGGCGATATTTGGGCCGTAGTTAGCGAAGACAAATCTAGTATAGGGCGCGGTGTACCATAGCCCCTCGGGGTTTGGAATTGTTGGATCTTCTGTAATGAGATAGCCAACTACACCACGGTTATCATTTACAATAAAGGTGTTTACTGCAACACTTCTAGATTGCGCGGATGTTGGCATAGTGAATTCCGTGACAACAGGTAAAGTCGTATCAGGCGCGGGAACCTCTGCAGGAGGTGGCGGGATAGGAGGTAGCTCCACTGATAAACCAACATATGACCCTGAAAAGAAGTCGTGGGCTCTCGTTACCCAGGTACGAAATGGAAGAATTGGCCAGACCTTATCAAAGAATGCACCTAGATTAATCTTTCTAATAAACGTGCCTTGAATGGCCTCTAGCCAAAACGCTGTAAACAATGTCAGCGCGCCATATAGAGCGTAGTGAATCACATTGCCATGAGGATCTTTCGATGGACCAAGTTGCCCACGTAGAACCATATATGGTCCTTCAGGTTCATTACCTTCATCCGGCACATAGTGATCTGGCGGACCATAGCTTGATTCCGGGAGTTTAAAATCCGGGGCAAAATGCAGATCTCTAGAGATAGACTTTGGACCCCAGGTGGTCTTTGGTCCATATGTTTTTTCAGGTGGAGACTTGTAGGTATCTACCATGATTACTGTACAACAATATCAGCTGACAACAGAGAATAACCACCATATTGCCCAAGAGTACCGTTCATCGCTCTAACATATACTCGATAATGTGCACCAGAGGTTAGACCAGTAATTGTCAGCGGGCTACTTGCTCCAACAACACTAACGGCCGAGTACCCCCCGCGCTTTGCCACAGCATTATACTGAACAATACCAGCCCCACCACCTGTTAACGCGGGTGGTGAAAATGAGACCGTAATTTGTCCAGTACTATTTGAAGAGGCGCTATTCAATGTTGGCGGACTCGGATAATATGGTATTGAGCTATTTGTTACTGAGAACGTTGAAGAAGTTGCTGAGGCCGGACTAGCGCCTAAATGATTATACGCCTTTACAGTACAGGTCTTGCCACCTCCACCAATTGGATACCAAGCTGTAATGAACGAACCACTGACCGCCTTGCCATCACTAGTTGTTACTTCATAGCCTTGAATTCTGTACCCACCATTATAAGGAGGTGTATCTGGGTGCGTCCATGAAGCAGTTGCACGCCCAATACTCCCGGCTACTGTTACACTCGTAGGTGCCTGTGGGACACTTCCAGTTGGTGTAATCCCCGCTGTTTCCGCGGAGTAGGGGCTGTCACCTATGGCATTTCTAGCATAGATCCGAAACGTTGCCTCAATTTCAGGTTCGCTAGTGATAAGCATCTGAGTTTGGCCGCTATAGGCTAGAAAATCTTCGTACTGATAAACGCCTCCAACATATCGTCTCAGAATGATGTAGGTTATGGGTGAGCCATTGTCATTGCCGGCTGTAAACTCGACTACTGCCTGACCAACATTATTTCCATAGGCATCTGTAATTGTTGGAGTGTCCGGCGCTAGCGCCTGAGTTGATACTTCATTTGATTCAGCGGAATCTGGGCCTTCCCCAATCGCATTAGTTGCGGCAACATGAAAGGTGTATGTCTCGCCATATGAAAGACCTGATACAAACACCGGGCTCGATGTGCCAGTTCCAGTAATACTGCCCGGAGTTGAAGTTGCTGTATAGAGAGTGATAGGCGGCCCGCCATCATCTGCGGGGGGAGTAAACTCCACCGCGACAACTGTATCGTCTTCTTTAGTTGCCGTACCAATTGTCGGAGCACCTGGAACAACCCCAGGAATAACTAGTTCTGGAGCCGTTGGGGGGCCAAATCCTTTTGCATTATGCGCTCGAACAGTCACACTATATTCTACATCATCGGCCAGACTATCGATGGTCGCCGGGCTTCCACTTACTAAGTTCTCTGGGTATCCAGGCAAGACTGAGATCTCGTATACATCGATTGTCAGACCGCCATCGTCAGCTGGCGCATCAAATGCTACGTCAATCTCATAGCGAGTTGTGGATGTTGCCGTAAAGTTTAATGGTACACTTGGTACCCCACCAACTAGCACAGGTCCAGCCGGAAATGATTCCTTGCTTTCTCCCAGTTCATTGATAGCTTTAATGGTAAAAGTATATGATTGGCCGTTAGTTAGACCAGTGACGGTGATTGGACTACTATCACTATCTACCGTGATATTGCCCGGATTTACAGTAACTCGATATGTGGTTGCCATTACGAGAAGTATACCATAGCCTGTTGATCGCCTCCAACAATGCTATTAATTTCAGGGGTTTCTGGCAGAGAGACGAAGGTTGACTCATTCTTTGCGCTTAGGTTGTAGCGATATTTCACATAGAGAGTTCCATCCGTCCCACAAGTCAGTACACCACCGACAACTCCGGCTAACTGCGAAATTAGCGAAATAGGCTCGGTGCCATCTGCAGTGAGATTACCAGCAAGAATTGGGTAATCAGTTACCTCCCAGACAACACTAACTCCAGCCGATCTACATATCGATCTCACAATAGCTTGTGCGCTCGTATCGGTTGTCCAGACTTTCGTAAGTGGCTTTGCATATGGTAGTGAGAGGAGCGCCGGCTTGGTTCTCCCCCAGGAAGTAGGAACGATAGAGCTGGCACCCACTGTAGTTCCACGCTTCTCTAGGAAGAAGCGTCCCTGCACCATCCAAGTTGGCGTCTCGTTAGAATTAAGACGGGTATACACCACTAGACGTTCCTGTTTATAGTTGAGATCTGTATTTGAAATATCTAAGTCTGTAAAGAGAGTATAGTCTGCCCAGGTAATATCCACCTCGCCACAGAAGCTTCCAAGTGAGTAGTTAATATTGCAGGATTCCACTAGGTCCGTAACATCCACGCCATCAAGTGTAATCTTATACTGCGGCTGAAGAGATGTGACCGTTGCATCGGGAATGAGGTTATTACCAAATCTCTTGGTAATAAAGAGATAGTTATGACTAACTAGATTGTTTCGAAGTCTACGAGATAGGAATCTCGACGTAAGAATGTTATGAGAGAATCTATGCGCTGTGCCATAGAAGTTCTTAACCATGAAGATTGGCGCAGTAATACTATTTGAAGTCGACTCAGAGTAAAAGATATGGTTAGTCTCAATCTCATTGTAGAGATTAAAGTTAAAGAATATACGAGCGTGTTCTCCGAGGATTGAGTCCGTAAGATCTAGAGTTTCCGAGATTTGCTGAGTTCGTGAATCCTCGGTAGCATCCGTTAATGACAGCGTTTCACTAATCGCTGCCGTAACATTAATCTGACGGCTAACATCGTCTGATAGACCTACCGTTTCGGTGATCTTTTTATTCAGTTCAACCGAGCGTTCTAGTGAATCGGTTAGATCCAGTTCTTCTTTTACATAGACATAGATATGATCATCCCAGTCTAACGCATCAGTAAGACCTAGTTCTTCCGAAATAACTCTAGTTCTTGTGGCTGGGGAAGAAACGGAATCTGTAAGATCCAGTTCTTCAGGCAGCTTAACGTCACGAATAGCCTGTCGATCAAGAGAGTCTGCAAGTGTTACAGATTCAGTGATCTTTATATCTGTATTCTGAAGATGATAGATAATCGGGTTTTCAGGAGGGGGTGCTTTCGCTAGTGCAGTATAGTAGTCCCGCACCTGATCCTGCGAGAGCATGTAACGTAGAATAGCGAGTTCTTGAACATATCCAGCGAAGGATGAATAGTTAGTGGCATAGCTATAGGTATTATCGTTAGGCGTACCATACCCAATACGTAGATACGCATTTTGTGTTGAACTAAACGCAGCCCAGTTTGTATCTACGTTATTTGTTCCAATTCCAACTGGTACGCCATCGAGATAGAACTGAGATTTGTTTCCCGATAGAGTAATCATATCCACAACAACGGCGATATGATGCCATCTTCCTGGCATTAGTGCTATTGGCCCAGAAATCTTTACACTTGCGGAGATCGGGTAGCTGACTGGTCTAAACCATAGAAGTAGTCTATTTCGGTAGGAGACATGAGCAGTATCGTCTGCATAGGCCAGATGCCAGGTTCCTTCAATCGAAACTGGAGTTCCGGGACTAACATAATTAATGGTCTTACCTAGAATATGATGCATTCCATATGCATCAGGGTTCGTAGTAAGATCATCAAAGTTGATCCAGAATGAGATAGTAGCTCTGCTATTTAGATCTGGCTGTCCGAGCTGAATATAAGATGCAGATGTACCATCAATATGATGGGCTAGACCCAACTTGCCGGGAAAGAGTGTAGTGCCTGTAGCAGTCCCGTGATGTGGGATTACTGTCGGAGCCGTGCTGTAGGTTAACGATCTATCGAAAAGATCTTCACCAAGCTTCCAATACCCAGAGATATTACGCCCAAAACGGGCACGGATGTCCTCACGTGCCCGTCCAGCGCTAAATCTTGGGTAATCGATCTTCATCGATTACTCACTTATGTAGGTGACACCCTGATACGAAGCAGCCCCAACGTCAAGAACTGCACCAGTCTTATTTAGAACGTACAGTTTCCACTGTTGAGGTGGAACGAACCTGGCATGATAGATAGGGTTATCGACTGACATATCGATAGCAGGGAGAACAAGATAAGGTGTAGTATACGAGCTAAAGTCGGTTCCCCCATCAACAGATGCTACAATTCTAACATCTAGCCAAGACGTAGCTGTAGCTGTACCCCCAACCTTGATCTCTAGAATGATCTCGTCGTACTTATTTGTCGAATTATCAACTGCTAACGACGAGGCCGCAGTATTGTTAGCTAGCCCGTTCAGACTAATAGTAAGTGAAGTCTCAGCGCCATAACTCTGTTTGAAAGAAGCCATCTAAATGCTCCTTACGCGAACGCGAATTCGATCTCAACGTTCACGATATCCCCTGGAACCACGCCAATAGTACTTGGAGTGAACGCGGAGTAGCTCATGAGAATCCCAGTTCCGTGATCATCTTTTGCTTCGACGTTTACAAGGCAAGCGCCATACAGTGTCCCGGAGTTCGTAACGAAGGTAAAAGCGGCCTTGTTGTTTGTGTTGGTAATTACACCGTTTGACGAGGCGCCTTCATTGTAGGCAATACGATCACTTGCGGTGTCCCCGCCCGTATAATCTGTGTACTCAGTGTTAGTGGTAGCGCCACCAGCTGGATCAAAGAATGTATCATAGATCTGGGAAGTCGAAGGTGCAGCTGGGCTTCCGCCGTTCTTTGCGCCGTTGTCATTATCCACTAGAGCAACATACCATACTGTCTGCTGTGTTCCAGTTGCATGGAAAATAAGATTGAGAATATGATCTCGCCCCTCATACGTGATGAGGTTCTCAGACTCATAAGTACCAATCAGTTCCCCATTACGGAAGTGTTCAAGGCGATACGTTCCAGTAATGTCGATTGGCTCAGAAAGTCCTCTCTTACGAAGTGCGTTAGCCACTACTTTGTCCCCAAGATTCAATACATTCTTCATCGCTTCCTCCCTTATACAGTATCGCCTGTAATACCAATATCGATAGAGTTTGACAGATGTGGGTTAATATTAGTCGCTGGTACTACCTCCTTAATCCAGAAACTCTTGGAAGAGCTTACTGTGTCAAACTCCAACTTCTCCCCCATCGCCCAAGTTCCACCCCAAGCTGCGGCCGGAATCTCGAAATAGTAACTATCTCCATTTACAGGTCTCGCTGTTGTTCCTGTCGAATACGCGCCAGCTGCGCCAATCTGACCGTAATGCGTCCCAACAACCGTGTAGGTAGTCGCACTGGTAAAAGTTAGAGTCCAATGATCGTCACGAGCACCCGCTGAAAACAACTTGAGATTCCCGGTAGCCGTAAATGTTCCACTAGTTGTCGTTGGAGTCACGTTGGCGTAGGAAGCAACTACATCTCCAAGAGCTACACACATACAACCGTATGTCTTCAGAATCTCATAAACTACTGTGCCAGTAGGCAGTGGATTCCACTCATACTCGACGGTTAGAGTCGTGGCAGTATTGTCTACAATTCGTCTAATCTGCCCAGCGCCAGTGGTAGCGCTTACAATTCGCACCCGACGACCGATATGTGCATCTGCAGTCATCGTATCAGTAGTTAGTCCAATTGTATTAGACGTTAGAATGTTGGCGGTACGATTGGCTGGCAGAGCGTTACGAGTATAGGAGAACATTAGAGGAGTAGCTGTAAAAGTAAGAGTGGCAAGATTAGCGTCTGCATTGATACCCCACGACACGCCACCAGGAGAGTCAAGCGTAAGGAATTCTCGATTGCCACTTCCATTTACATATTCGCTAATAATGACAGTTCCGCCATTCTGAAATAGTTCGCCAGTGCCACCATTCAACTCACAACGAATCTGAAGAGTGGTCGCATCTGCAGCCGCATCAGCCTCTAGATACCCAGTACCTGCCCAGCCAGAATCCACAACTTGAGATTGTGTATCAGTAGCCGTGCCAGCTTTCATAAGAAAGTAATCACCAGCTGGTGAGTTATTCTCCAAGAACGCTTTTGCAACTAAAAGAGTGCCCGTAGCGGCGTCAGCATAGCGAAGCGGGAGCGTCCCAGTTCCAGCAAGATTCTTTAGAAAGACCTTACGAAATCTAGTCTTACCTGTCTGACGTTCTGCAGATGTAATATCAGGAAAGAGCGAGGCAGCAATACTAGTGTCAGAAAGGCGACCACCATTAGCCGCTGCTGTATCACTAGTTGTAGCAGATTTCTTCAGGATTAGATCGCCTTGAGTGACGGCCATTGCATACCTCCCTTAACCAACAATTCTCATCTTAACGGTGCCATAATACCAGAAGTCCGCACCTGGGGCAACCGCACGGGTAATTGGCGTAAACTCCACAGTTGGCCCCTCTTCGTTTCTAAACATGGCATAAACTGTTCGATTATCAGCCAGTTGAACGACATGAATAGTCGAGGCTCCACTCTTAGCTAGAGCCACTAAAGCCTGGACGGTCGAGCGCTTTTGCCAGCCACTATTGGCGTCCCCGCTTAGAGTTAACGGAAGCGCATTAGTACGTGGCATGGTTTGAACGACAAGATTGCCATAGATAGTCTCCGTAGCCGTACCTGTAGCCTCAGTGTATTTGAACTCATCGGTCCACGTGAGGTCATTATCTAGGGTAACTCCACCTATATTCATCTTCTTGTCATCCCTTCTTTTTTCATAGTATTCATGAAGGCTTCAATAACTGCCTTCTCACCATACATTGGGTACTTGCCACCATTAATGTTGAGATTAAGGGTGTAGAGACCCGCGCCGCCAGCTGCAGACTGAACAAGACCGCCAGTAGCCATGCGTGGGATCCCAACTGTGAAGCTCGGAAGACCCAGTCCGCGGAGGAAGAGGGCTCTAATAGCATTTAGGGTATCGACCCCAATACCACGAACAGCTTCCTTCGGCAGAACGTACTCCCCACTCTCAAGAAGGGTAAGATGACGATCCCCACCACCGTAGCCAGGGAGATGACCACCTTGTGCCATCCCGCGAGCGAAAGAAACCAGACCCCCGAAACGACCCGTAGGCTTGTTCTCTTCGTCCTTTGTCTCAGAGGCAGTTCCCGAGAATGTAAACTTGAAGCCCTTTAGCACACCTTTCAGGAACTCCCCAAACTTCTTAAACGGTTCGATAAAGACTAAGTACAGACCCTTGCCTAGCTCCTTAAAGACGATCTTCAAGCCAGCTGGCAGGTCATCCTTAAATAGAGAGATCAGACTTCTAATACCAGCTTTCCAGCTCTCTTTGTCGAATAGCCATCTAACTAGATCAAGAACAAGATTACCAAAGTAGTCAATAAGACTCTTTCCCCAATCTACAATATAGCGGGTAGCAGTTCCGAGACCTTGTCCAATAAACTCGCCAAACTTTCCAGCCCAGGATGTTCCTGCCTCTTCCCCAGCAGTCTTTGCGATTTCTACCGTGGCAGTAGCTGCAGTTTGGACACCTGTTGTCAAGGCAGTTGACACGTTGGTAGCTGCTACCGTGGCGCCAGGAACAACCTCTTTTGCCAAACTTGCGGTGTAGGCCTGAGCATCAGTTGCTCCCTGTTCAGCTGGTACAAAGCCCTGAAGCGGATTGAAGTTCTTGGTCTCTTTCGAGATACCTTCAGTAAGAAGAACTCCGTAGGACTCTCCGGCCTTCATAGCCCCACTTTCAATATCGAAAGTGGTAAATACTCTCTCACCTTCCTTAGCAATGTTAGTCCAGACGGCCTTACCGTCCCGCTCAACTTTAACAAAGGTCGAGGTAAGAAGCTTATCGATCTCGGTTGCCCCCGCTTTAGCCGCTGAGGCGTCGACATTAAGATTGATAGTCTTGCCAAGATCCTTCTTGAAGTCGTCTACCGCCCTCTTAGCTTCTGGATCAATCTTAGCGGTAATCGAGAAGTCCTTCTTCGTAGCTTCAAATAGACTTCTAAGAGTAGTGTCAAGAGCTTTTGCACCTTCCAACTTTAGCGGAACCTTGATATCCAGCTTCTTTCCACTGGCAATATCGAGGATCTCAAAGATACGTTCATCCTTCGACTCAGCCTTCAGACTGAGTTTTAGTTCCTGCTTCGCAAACTCAGCTTGAAGCTTCTTCAGCTCTTCGCTACCGTTTTCAGCAATCTTGAGATTGCCAAAGTTGTTATTTACTGCCTCAACTGCAGCCTTCGTAAGACCAGCCTGCGTGGCAGTTTCTACCCACACTTCCCGTGCAGCCTTTAGTTGAGTTACTTCCTGTTCGTGAGCTGCAACCAATAGATTGGATAGAGTTAGAGAGACTCTAGTATGCTCTGCTGCCAGAGCGGTCGTCCCCTCAATATCGACGACACCTTCCCTTACAGCATCCTGCTCACGCGCATATTGAGCAGTCTTTCTCATAAGCTCATCGCTCGATCCTTCCATACGATGAAGGGCCGCAGCCTGAGCTTCGAGTTCCTTTGTACTATCCTTCAGATTCTCTTCACGAGCTGATTCTGAAGATAGACGGCCGAGAGATCTTGCCGCCTTTTCACTATCAGTAGCTGAACGACGTTCAAGTTCTGAAATACGACGAAGAACTGCTTCCTCCTGCTGGCGTAGGGAGAGACGCTCTTTTTCAGTCTTTGCTAGACCTTGGCGCTCCCTAATATCGGCAAGACGTCTCTCCGCTTCCTCGATCTGATTTGATCTACGAAGCTCAGCCTCCGAATTGGAGGCCTGTTTATCAGCAATTCGCTGTTCGCGCTTTTCCCGAACATCACCTAGCTTCTCACGGGCAATACCGAGTTTCTCTTCCGCCTTAATACCTGCTTGGGCAATAGCAGCTAGTTCATCTTTAACCGCTTTACCAAGTTCGGCCTCTAGCTTCATAGCCTCACGAACTTGAGCTTCAAATCTCTTCGTATCCCCTGCCTTTGAATATGCTTCTGCCTGAGCAATCGCCGCATCTCTCGCAGCTCGCAGCTCCTCGGCCTTACGCTTTGCAGTCTTTACCTTATCTGAAACTTCAATCTGGTCTAGATACCAGTTATGCGCCTCAACGCGGGCTTCTGCCAGATCTTTTTCAGCCTGGATGATATCCGCGGAATACTCGTCCATTTTAGTACGAGCTTCCGTATACATGTCCTCAAGAGCAGTAATAGTATCGGCATACGACTCATTGCGGCGTTCGAACAGCTCTTGATCTACACTTCCAGATTCATCCAGATAGTTCTTGGTCTCATCCATTGCAGCAGTGTAGTAGTCCACAATGGAAGAGAGAGCTTTATCGTTGAACTCACGAATGCTCTGAAGACGTCCGGCCGTATTTTCATCGATGGCCAGCCCTAGATCTTTAAACGCTCCCTGCAGTTCTTTCGTTGCTGCGGATGCTTTACCGTCGTCTAGAGTCTGAGCGAAGTTCCAGAAGGTATCCCTAGCCTTCTGGATCTCATCAACAACCTTCCCAATATCGAACTTCTTAATGCCAAGTTTCGAGTTACCAAAAAGGATATCGGCGTCTTCTATGAGCGTGACGATATCCTTTTTGACCTTCGTTGAAGCAGACTGGTCTACAGTAGGCTTGATTCTTAGCCAGCCCTCGGTATCCGTCCACTCCTTCAGTCTCTTAGTAGCATCGGTTAGCTCTTTTTCAAGCTCTTTGGTGTCCCCGAAGAATCGTCTCTTCTTGGCGATCTTGACGTTAAGCTCTTCGATTAGTGCGGTAAGAGCCTGCTTAGCCTCACTTGCACGCTTGATCTCAGCCTTCTTCTGCTCTTCTGAATATAGCGCAAACTGAGCTTTGGTTGTAACAGGCTTTTCAAGAGCTAGCTTGAACTTTTCTACACGGGCGCCAAGTTCGTCAATCTGCTCATTAGCCTCAGTAATTCCTTTTACCCATTGATAGATAGCTTGACCAACTTCAAAAGCAGCAAGAGCAGCCATGATAACTAAGACAGCCCGCTGCGCTACTCCAAGAGCTTTGAAGGATGCGGTAAGGCCGTTAGTAGCAACAATCTGGGCTCCAGTTGTAGCAATTGCACCCTTTTGAGCAGCCTGAAGTGCAATCTGCTCGGCAGTATATCCCTTCATCGTAAGGATAAGAGTGTCCAACATCTTCTTCGCTGGTCCAGCAACACCTAGAACAGATAGAATATTGCTTGCCATTAGAGCGAAGGCCGAGCTAACCAAGAAGATCGCCCCAGCTACTGCGCTAAGTGACAAGAATCCAGTAACCATTGCCTTTAGAGCCGGCGACATCTGTAACGCAGTTCTCACCGCATTGACGAAGGAGACAAGGCCGTCAATTAGACCCTTGAGAAAGCTACCCTCAGAATATCCAATTTCCTGGATCAGCGCGGTAAATGAATTCTTTAGTTTCTCCAGTGTACCCCAGAGACCTTCACCACGTTGAGCAGCAATAGCCTGAGCGTCAGCCGCTTCTGCAATAGATTTCTTTAATTTATCGAACGCACCCTGCCCAGCGTTGAGCATTGCAATGACAGCCGGGCCACCAGCACGCTGTCCAAAGATCTCATAGACCTTCGCCGCGCGCTCAACTTCAGACATATCTGCAGTCGCTGCTTTAAGTTCCTGAAGGATTACTTCAAGCTCTTTAAAGTTGCCAGCTGCGTCAGTAACAGATAGACCTAGTTCCTTGAAGATCTTCCCAGCTTTTGATCCTTCATTGCTCGCTTCAAGTAGACGACGATATACGCCACGAAGCTGAGTACCAGCTGTGCTGGCGTTAATACCAGCTTGGGAGAGCACACCCAGCGCAAGATTCGTCTCTTTGAGACTTGCACCAACCGCCTTAGCCGTAGGACCAACGTTCTTTAGAGCCTCACCAAAGTCCTTAACTTCAGCGTTAGTCTTGTTCGCAGCTGCCTGAATCTGGTTGGTGATGTCTGGCAGGTCGGCTAGACTCAACCCAAACTGGTTCATTGTTGAGATGGCTATTCTAGCTGCCTCATCTAGATTGAGCATACCTGCTGAGGCAAAGTCTAGAAGTGGCTTAACACCTTTCATTGCCTCTTCAGCACTTAGACCCGCCTGTGCTAGCGCTCTCATCCCGTCTGCAATCTGCTGCGACGAGTAGATAGTTGTCGAACCTAGCTCTAGAGCAGTTTTACGCAACTGCTCCATCTGTTCCTGGCTCCCACCTAGGATCGCATTTGTATATTCAATCGACTTCTGGAACTCTTTCTGAGCTTCCAGAGGTTTTACGAATACCGCAGTAGCTGCCGCTCCAACAATTCCAAGCTGGAACCCGATGTGGCTGAAGCGATATGACATAGTTGTCATACGATCTTCCCACATCTTTGTAGCGTCTAACCCACTATTCTTGACCTGATCCCAGGATAGACCGAGCTTCTTTAATTCGCCTTCAACACGAAGCATGGACTCCTTGACGTTTTTATCAAGAGAGCCAGCAACTTCTAGATTACCAGTCTTAGCTGCAAGAGCCGCTTGACGCTGAAGTGCCTCTAGATTTTTGATTTCTTTCTTAATAGCGTTATAGGACTCAGCAACCTTTTTGCTAGATCCCAGAGACCCTGAGCCAACAGCATCGTCGAGAGCTTTACGAGCAGAGAGAGCAGCCTCTTTAGCGAGGATGATGCTCTCCTTCATCTGAGCTTTCTGCGTAGCAGAGATCTCTCTCCAGATCTTCTTCTGCTGCTCTTGCTCTTCCTTATTTAAAGCTCTCTTCTGAGCAGCAAGATTACGAAGAAGGACTAGATTCTCTTGGATCGTGGCCTTGACAATCGCTTCTTCTTCTTTAGCCTTGGCCTTTCTATCCTTGGCCATATCAGAGAAGATGCGCTTGCTCTCTTTAGCCAGCTCTTTTAGAAGCTTCTCTTCTTCCTTTGCCTGCTGTTTTCTCGCCTCAGCAGTACCTTTAGCCGCCTGCTTATTCTCAGCTGCGACCTCTTTTATGATTTTTTCTTGTTCTGCGTTCGACGCCTTAGCCTCGGCTTTGATCTCATTGTACATAGCCGTGGCAACTTGACTACGCTCTCTATAAGCAGTCGTCCACGCAGCTAGCTCTTCCTTCGCTAGACGCATCTCCTCTTCGGCCATCTTCTTGGCCTCGGGAGACATAGCACTTTCTTTTAGAAGACGAGCATCGGCAATACGCTGTTGAGCCTGAGCAATTTGAACAGCAGCATCTTCAGCGTCGTCTACCGCCTTCTGTAGCCCAACAACTTTTATCGTAAGAGTAGCTTCATCGGGAAGACCAGCTAGAGACTTCTTGAGATTAGCGATACCTTCGCTAAATGGAACAGCTGGCGAAGCTTCTAGAAGTACCTTGATAACATACTCATGCTTCTTTTGAAGCTCGATCTTCTGATCTAGTTTAGTTAACTCGGCAGTGACTCTAGCAATATTTTCTCTAGCTCTAGCTAGACTCTCGTCGTATCGATTAGTGCCACTCTGTACTTTATTGAAAGCGGCATTCTGAGCAAGTCTCTGTTGCTCCTGAAGTTCCTGAAGTTTTAGCTTTCTTTTTTCCTCTGCAGCGGCACGCCAAGCAGCAATCTCTTTGGCCTTTAGCTCAGCCTCCGACTTCATCAGTCCTTGGTAGATTGCGGCAATTTTATTGAACGTCTCCCGCTCAATACCAAGGCGTCTATCCGCAGCTACTCGACTAGCGTCAACACGAAGACGCATTGCCGCAGCCAGCTTCTCTTCTCCAGTAAGTTCAGCTTTAGTTACAGCAGCCGCTGCTCTCTCCGCAATGGCTATCTTCTTTTGAGCGGCAGCTTCTTCGATTTCAATAATATCGTTCTTGGCCGCCTTAACACGATCTACTTCCTTGGCGATACTTTCAAATAGAGTATTCTTCTCGGAAAATGGAACTTTAAGCTGAGCGGTATCCTGCTTCGCCTGCTCTAGAATCTTATCGGTGGCTTCTAATGTAGCATTGAACCCCTTTGCCGCAGTATTAGCCTGATCAATTTCTTTTGCAGCTTCAGATAAATGAACGGTAGCTTTAAGATTAGACAGAGCTACCTGAATCGATTTAACTTGATTCTTTACATTAGTTATCGTCGTAGTGAGGTCGGTAACAGGAGACGCCTTACCCTTAAAAGCAATAATAACTTCACGAGTAGAAGACTTCGGAAAGGTCTTCTCAAGTGTAGTCTGAACATTCTTCCAGGCGTCAATAACCTTCTTAGTAGCTGCTACTTCATCTGCCTCAATTCTTCGTAGAGCTTCGGCATTTAGCTTAACGCGAGCAGCCTCATAGGTCTTCCAAGCAGCAAGCAATGAAGCAGCGGACGTATCTGCTGCCACTCCACCCGCTTCAGGTGTAACCTCCTTCTTACGAGCTGTTCTCTTCCGTTTTGATCCCTCTTCTACTGCTTTTACTTCTTTATCTTGACCCTCTTGAACAATCTTTACTTCGGCATCAGTTGCTATTTTAGTATCAGTTACTTCGCCCTGAAGTAGCGCCTTTTTCTCTTTCTTCAGCGCCTTCATGACGTTCTTCATCTCTTCAAGGTTCTGCTTTAGGTCTTGTAGAGACTCAGGCGCAGCCGTTCCCTTACTACCACGACTAATTTCACTGAGATCGTGTTTAAGACTTACAGCAGCAAGTTCAGCCTGATCCATCTTGCCGATGATTTCGGCAAGCTTAGAGGCAATAGGGGAGAGTCCAGCAATAGCGTCTTGACCTAGACCTTTTAGTGCAGCCTGAATCTTATCGGTATTAATACCCTTCGCGTCGAATTCTTTCTTTAGATCAATATTAGAAAGAGCTTCTTCTAGAAAACGAATGGCATTGTTAATGATACGAATCTGTTCTTCAACATCTTTACCACTAAAATCAAAAAGTTCCGCAAAGCGTGTACCAGCAGTAGCGGGCTTAGCAAGTATCTCCTCGATAACTTTTGCTACCTTCTCAGCATCCTGAGTCAGACCTGGAACCTGGTCACGTAGCTTGGATACTAAGTTGATTACTACATTAAGTTCAGCTGTACCTGCCATTTACTCCAGCCCCCTAAATCCCGCCCGGTGCGCTGCTAGGAAGAGATCGGCATCTTCCCCATTTTGGTCGCCCTGCCCCTTCTGTACACGTATCTCCTTTACGAAATTCTTGACGGCCTTGCCGTCACCCTGAGATGCAATGAAGGACTGAACTACTGTCCTGCGGTCGCTGATATTTTGGAGGTGTTGAATACTCTCTACAAACGCCTCGATGCGGCAAAGGGGATAACCCTCTACCGCATCTGGCGGATGCCCGTTCTCTATAAGGATTTGTGCCAGATCGATTAAATCGATATGGACTGTATCCTCGGTAGGAGGGCGCTGAGTTTTTTTTTGACATCATCATTAAAGTTCTGTCGCACGATCACCATTAATAGTCCAAGACCATCCGAGAGTGTAATATTGTCGAACCACTCTCGATCCTTCTTTAGAACCATCATCATGACCCCGATGATCTCTTCAAATGCTACGGAGAAGACGCGCCCAATATCTTCCGCCGATAGCTTCTCTAAATCTACACCAGCGATGGTGAGCTTAGAGATAATGGAGGCTAGCGCCTCCCCGAATGCTGTCAGTTTCCCGAACGGCACCGGAGAGACGCTAACCTCTTCACCGCTTTCCAACTTCACGATCTCCGCTGGGAAGATCTTTTTCAGCTCCTCATATGCCATGACTATCCGCCCTCTAGTCCGTTATATGGTTAGCCGATCTTACCGCGGTCAGTCACCTGCACCAGACCAGGTACGCCTGTGACTTCAAGGAATTCAACCGTGAAGCCGACCTGCATCCAGTCGGTACCGATGGCTGCGAAGTCCCCGTTAGGAGTGAGGGAGCAGTACCCCTGCACATCGACAATACGACCAGTTGGCGGGTTGCCAACGAAGTACAGGTCGCCCTTGAGCGATGTGAGTGTACCACCATCAGTTGTAGTACGAGTCGAATTCGCAGAGTAAACAGTAGTTGCGAATGTGACAGTGGCTGCCGCAGCAATGTTACCACCGCTCAGAGCCATGAAAAGACCAGCGGCCTTGTCGAGGACAAAGTCGGTGTTCTCAACAGAACCTGAGACAGTAGCTGAGGTGAGGTTTGTGAGACGAGTTGCGCCACTGTAGTCGATGGCAAACGAGAAGATGTCGCCAACTGCGTTGAGAGTACCGTCATCGAATGTAAAGATGACGCCGTTTAGCTCCCCGTCGCCAGCAACGCCGGTGTAGGCGCTACCAGTCAGCGAACGAGCAGTGCCCCAGTCCCCGCCGTCAAGCGAGAGCTGGATTGTGCCAGTTGCGCCAGTTGTGACTACCTTCACCTTGACCGTGTGGGCTCGGGTAACAGCTGCGAGTGAGCCACTGATCGTCAGCTCGGCAGTACCAGTGTTTTCCGAAGCACCAGTTGTTGCGCCAGCGCCCGGAAGACTCGCTGTACCAGTGCCAGCCAGAGTCATCTGATACCAACGATCGAGAACGATGTTGGCAATTGATGCTGCGGCAGTTGACCCGGAAGCCTGTGCGTCAGTCGTAGCTTCAGTTGACATGAAGAACATGCGAAGGTTCTCAGCGTTCGGCTCGTCAAGAGTGAACGATCCACCCATGCCAAGACGAGTGATAACTTCGAGGTCCTTCTTCGACAGACCTTCACGTGAGCTGAAGTGCTCCAGCTTTTCGATTGTTACGTTGACAGCGAACGCCGGAGCGTTCCCAAGGTCAATGTATCCATCAGTTCCATCGGGCTGGAATAGAACCTTGCCCTTCCCAAGTGTGTAATCTCTTGTAGCCATTTTACTTTCCTCCGTTTGTTGTTACTTGAATGGGTTTTTTACCCATCCAGCGTCCTTCATGTACGTAAACATGAACAAGAATTCCACATCTAGTACGCCCTCATCGTACCAGAGTATGGCGCTCTCGTCCAGAGTATAACTGATGCAGAGATTATGTTCATCTGCATCAGCAAACCGCTCATCAAGCTCGATGGCCAGCCTGATTCGCTCCATATGTTCATTACCTATTGTATACATCTCCTTGGGGTCGCACTGTAGCCAGTAGGAGACGGAGACCGGGAATGTACATAGGTAGGCACCACGAGTCTCTGGACCCATCTCTAATGTTTCTGGGAGGTCAAAGACAAAAAAGTGGTCATACGTAGATACATTCTCGGAGGTGAACCCGCGATCAATCTGACTGGAAGGATAAACTAGAGCTAGACGGCGCATAAGCTCAACCATTATCTGTTCCCGTCTAGAAACGATCTCTACCATTTTCCCCTCGCTTTTCAAGCGCTTGTAAAGCTCTAAGCCAGTGTCTCCCTCTAGGGCGGATTCGAGTTCAACTTACGGGGTCTGGCCACCCGCTTGGGGCTTATCCCAAGCTCTATGCGATATTTTGCACCTCAGCCCATCGCTCAATTCCCTTGACTAGGATATCAGAAAGTTTATCAAAGTCCAGCAAAACTTCTCTATCTTCTTCACTAGATAGGAAGCCTGCCTCAACAATTACAGTGGGGATTCCTGGCGTATTTAGGAGCGCTAACTTTCGACCAAGATCAGTTAAGTCATGCTTTACCCCTCGATCTCGTAGAGTTACCCCTTCATTTAACGCCTTGTTAATCGCATCAGCGAGAACAAGATCGTCATCCTCTCTGTAGATAACTTCGTGACCAGTAGCTTTTGCGTTGGCTGACGAGTTGCAATGAACACTAATTGCAGCATCGGGCTCAGCATCAATGATTCTACGGGCTCTAGCTCCTGGTGAGATATAGATATCTGAGTCTCTAGAGAGCAGTAGCTCCCAAGTTGGATGCTTTTCTTCAATAAGAACCTTCATTCGTAATACGGTTCCGAGAGTTAGATCCTTCTCATTAAGGGTAGAGACCTCAGTTTTGGCCACTGCGCCAGGATCCGTACCACCATGACCAGCATCTAGAAATACTTTCATTAATCTTCGCCCTTTCCTTCCCAACCGTGATACCACGTGCTTTCATCGCCTAGTTCAAGATTCTCCGCAACCACATCGAAGATAGAACGACCAAGTTCCCGCAAATCTTTACTAAGCGCGTCCTCAAACTCTGATACGTCCTCCTCAGTTCTAGTAACCGCACCAGTCACAGTTTTTTTCATTACGTCAGTAGTGGTAATCTTAACGCGGGAAACTGCCGAGGCAAGAGCACCGAGACTGTTCACAGCCCCGCGAGTAAACCAAACTGGAGCATTAACACTTGTCTCAGAAAGACCAAATCTAGCTGCGAGAGGTGATTTAGGCTGTCTAGCTCTCTTAGCAAATCGTCTGGAAGTCCCAAATACGCCAGTAGCCGAATCTAACGCAAGATACATCCCAATTGCCACCTGCCGTAGAGTTCCACGAGTCTTCTTTCTGCCTAAACTATCCGTTCTTTTGATCTTTGGTCGTTTTTGAAATCGACCAGTAACAGGGTTACGATATCTCTTAGTTTTTTGATCTCGTAGAAACTCTGGCTTGTACCTCATAACTAGTCTAACGCCAGGACTAATTCGCTTCCAAAAGACACCTGGCTGGGAGAGATCTTCTTTGATCTTTGCGCTATCCACCCACGGTCGGCCACCATCTGCTCCACCAGCCGACGCTCGCCCAGCTGCGTTTAGCCAGGAAGCTAGTGGAACCATATAGGCCTTTCCTTTGATTGCCCCGCCTTTAGCACGACCCATTTCAAGGGAAAAAGCCTTCTTTCGCTCTTCATCGTTTGGGAATGTTGCATAAGCACGAAAACGAGTTGTTAGCCCGGAACCAACTGGCTCAGTTATCCTAACTCCAACCCCATTTAAGAGTTGGCCACTTCGAACCCACATACTATTCTTGATCGAATTCTTTAATTGCGGACGAAACACCTTCTCCGACCAGATTCTAAGAACTCTCGCAAAGTCATTTTTGGCCCAGTCGTCGAAGTCACTGATAGCTGAAGTAAAAGCAGTACTGATTCGCTTACCAGGGAATGTCCCCTGATACCCGATAAAGTCACCAACGGTCATCTTCGAGCCGCGTGGTGCACGTTTTCCGCTCTTAGGTACGCCTCGTGGCATTATTCACCATCAACGGTGTAGCCGGTTCCGTTGTACATCAATTCATCGAGTAGCTGCTTTACGCTCTCGATTATTTCGCCACTATCGGCTGGAGTTCTAGCTACACCCTTCTCACCGGAGGTCTCACTGAGACCATAGGTGTCTCTGCGGTGATAGTTTGCAATAGTCTGCATCATAACCGCTGTGTACAGAGTATTATTATCCTCGATGAGCTTAATACCAGCAGTTGACGAGAATTCAATATTTGGATAACGTGGATTGCCAACACTATCTACAGTATCGTTGTATAGTACAAGACTATTACGAACGATCTTATAGTTATCCGTAGTGACCTCCACGCCATCCTGAATCACCTGAATAGGCTGCGTTCTGTCCAACGGAATAGTACGAAAAAGAGTAGGCCCTGTGTAATAGTCGAAATACTCGGTACGCGCTCCCCAATGAAATGGACGACGACAGAATCTGCAAATTTGGATGTATGCGATTTTCGCACAGGCAGTTACAGTCGCGTCCGTCTCTTTTACTACTTTCTGAGCATCTACAATATTTTTAAGGGTCGCAACCTCTGCGATCACCTTTCTTAGAAAGTCTGTGGGCAGCGCTGCCATAGTATCTCCTTATAGGGCGGCCTTACGAGGGCGCCCTCTTCCACGCTTAGGCGCTACAACATCACCAGCAACTCCAGATGCCAAAGCTGGCTGTTCAGCCACAGGAGTTAGAACAGCTGGCTCAACAATAACCGGCGACTCACTAACAACAGTCGGCATTGGAGGCGCAACTTCCAACTTAGTTTCAATTTTGGGAGCAGGCTGTTCTACAACACCAGTCTTCGGATCCCATCTCTCAATAGTCTTTACTCGCACATTTAGCTTTTCCCAGCCAAAAGGAGGATTTTCAAACTCAGATGGATACGCCTGAAAGAATGCTGGAGGCGCCTTGATAAACACTCCACGATTCAAGAAAACCCCTCGGTACTGGTCAAAGATACCTGACTTCGCCTTCTTAATCTGCATTGTCATTGTTCCGCCCAATCCTTTTCAAAGATGAGAGGGAGGGGGCCGAGGCCCCCTCCCCTCTCTAGTTTACTGCTTAGGCGTGAGTCTTCAGAGCGCACAGAGTGTCGGGGAGAACGGCCTTGAAGCCGATACGCTCCACGAAACGGAAGTGCGTCTGGAAGTTAGCGAACCCGACGAGATCGGTGCTCGCAACGCTAAGGCTCATACGGTCACCCATGTACATATTCTTCAGGTTCCCGAAGAGAACGAAGCGCTGGTCAGCATCGGCCCCACCAGAGTTCGCACGAAGAGTCTCGACCTCAACAATCGGGTAGCCCCAGATTGTAGCAGGACCAGACACGCTTGGGTGCTGATAGATGTACATCCCATCAACAGTCTTCAGAGTACGAATAAGCGCCATGACCGAGCGGTGCATATAGAACTTAGCACCAGCAAGCGCACCGCGGCTGAGCTGCAGAGTCATGTTGAGAAGATCCTCAGCAGTCATCGAGCTGATAGCAGTGCCCGAAGTGGTCACGGTCTTCCCAGCAGAAGGAACAGCGCCGAGGTAGTTTGAGCTGTCGCCAACTGCGGCAACGAACCCAACACGATCCTCTTCCTTCGCAAGGAACTCACCAACAAGCGTGGCGATCAGAGACGCGATCGGAAGAGCCGCGTCCTGAAGCAGTTCGTTCGAAGTCGGAACCAGAGCTGCCAGCTTACGGCAGGTCATGGTCACGTTAGCGAACTGCGCCCAGCTTGGGGTGATAGCCGCGTTTTCGTTTACCCAGTAGGTAGGCCCGGCAGGCTGACCACCGTCTGTCCACTCACCGTTGTAAACAGGGAACTGCATCTCGTCGCGAGTCATCGGAACGATCTGGAACTCCTGACGAGCCACACCATACTGCTCGATAATGCGGAGCAGAGTAGGCTTGAACTCGACAGGAACGAGGTAACCCCCGTCTGCCTCAGCTCCGCCACCACCGTCACCGGCGTTGTTTTCGTTCATCTGCTTGATGACGTTGTCGTCATGACGAGCAGCCGCGCGCATGAAGCGAGCGAACTCAACCGCGTGCTCCTTGGTTTCCCACGGAACTTCCACGCCGCGTGAGTGCTGAACGAACGCTGCCTTTGCAGGGTTGAGAGCCGCAAGAGTCTCAACCTGACCGGCCAGACGCGCGATTTCCTTGTCGAAGGTTGCCTTCATAGTTGCGATTTCGGCACCCTGCCCCTCGAACTTCTCAAGAGCCTTCTCTACTAGACCTTCAAACTTCGCTGTATCCATTTTGTTTCCCCCTTGTTTTCTACGTTAGAGCGTCTTATTGATGCGCTCTAGGTTAGCAATGAGATCAACGCTGACCTCACCAACGACTTCCGGCTTGACTTCCTTTTTCTCCTCAGGCTTTACCACTTTCTTTGCTAGAACATAATCTAGCGCATCAGACATGCTATCCATACGCAGCTGCATCTGAATGAAAGCTTCTTCCTGAGTCTCAGTATCCTCGCTCTCCTTGTCGCGGAGTTCGCCAAGTGCTACGAGAATCTGATCGAGGACCCTCATCATATTAGCCATCATCTGCTGCACACCAGGTGTTGGCTCTGGCTCAGCCGGCGGGTCCTCAGGAGGATCGTCTTCAGAGTCAGTTGCCTTGACAGTCAGTGAGCCAGTTGCCGGAAGCTCTTCAACTGCTTCCTTAGCTAGCGGCGCTTCCTCGATAGCCTTCAGTTCTTCCTCGGAATACTCCTTCATTTCAGGAGGTTCCTTGTCGAAGTCCCGATAGTGCTTTGCGAGGTGAGCATATACCGCGCTCTTGCTGTCGAGGTCTACTCCTCCACGAGCCCCCAGTAGTGCGGCCATTGCAGCCGTGACACCGTTCCAGATAGCGATGAGGGCGCCGTCTTTTACAGTGTGGTGAGGCAGCTTGTACGCACCAAAGTTGTCTGCAGACTTGCTATCGAACCATGCAAATCCCTTGCTGTATTTAGACCAATTGATATCCTCCTTCTTGCCAGTTCCTTCCTTAGATGCCCATTTTGCAAGGGCAGCCTTGGCCTTACTTCCACTCCAAGTGCCGGATTCGATCGGAGTTGAGTGCGATGCAACTGCACCTTCAAACTTGATCTCTTCCCCATCGAAAGTTTCAGTAAACTGGGCAAGAAGTTCCATCACAGGGCCTAGACTCGAAGCTAGCTTCTCCTGGACGAACGACTTCATGACTGGATTTACTTCAGCTACTCTACGAACAATATCTTCTGCCTGACGCATAAGAAGGGCTTCTGGGTTGGCCGGAACAGCAACCGGGCTAATCTCTAGAAGCTCCCACTTATTGTAGATGCAGTAGGGAACATGTTCGTAGGCCGAAAGATCAACTTTCCCAGTAGTTCCATCTGGGTACTCTACCGATAATTCTTTTACTTCAGGCGGGTCGTCCCAAGGACGCCAGAGATCAACCTTTCCCTTCGGCTTGAACCCGATCGAGAAAGCGTTCATATCTCCAGCAATGAATTTCGCTTCTAGCTCCTGGCCACGAGTGTCAGTACTAAAAACGAAATCGAAGGTCATCTGGTTTTCTTCTACGTTAAGATCCGTGACATGACCAACGGAACTAACTGCATAATTGTGACTTTCCAAAAGAACTGGATTCTTTAGGAAATTCTCAAGCATTGCGCCTTTGGGAAGCACAACTTCGCCGTATCTGTCTAGTGCAGGAGTTGTGGCTACGGCCCGATAGATTGTTCGTCCATCGGCGTGCTTCTTTAGCTCCGTAGTTTCCACAGCTCGCTGAACTAGAGCTTGGAATCGTTTTGTCATTTTCCATCCTCCATTCTTTTCAAGGACTTGTGAAACAAGTTAATTATCCTTTTTACTGGCCGGCTGTCAAGCCCTTTGTTAATTGAACCTTCTTTTCGGGCTTCTTAACTTTCAGAGGGAAGAGGGTGCAGGAACAGAGGTTGCTTCCTGTTTCCCCAGGGAAAGTTAAGTCGGTAGTGGGGAAGGTTTCGCCCACCTTAACCGCTAGAGCATGGAGTGATTTATGTGCCCCATCAGCACATGCACCACTTGAACACCATGCCACCTCTTCGACGCCCAGTTTCTTTAATGTTTCAAATCGCCCAAGATTGTAGATTCTATGAACAATTACGGCTGTTGGGATACTTTCGATAAGCTTAGGAATAAGATCACTGAGGATCCCATCCACCTTTGACTTCAATTCCCCGTTTACCTTATCACGGATCCCACGAACAAGTGACTTTCCTAATTCAAGAAGCTGCTCCTCCTTCTTTTGAAGTGTCAGATCACCATTGATTAAAATGTCCTCTGGTGGGGCTAACTTTAGATCCACGTAAGCTGATCGAACACCCTCAATATAGGATTGTCTAATAATAGGAGTAAGGCCAGTCATCCAGGTCTCAATCCAAAAGTCCTCATTAACGGTTCTAACCGAGGTTTTTGATAGGCCTTTCTTAATCTTATCTAGATACGAAATAACATAGGAACTAAAGCGTTGACTAATCGGTCGAAGAGTATCCGTACTCGTATCGATAGCCAACTTGTTCAGCCAACGCTTTTCAGGCATATACTCGATGTAGTCGCGTGATTGAGATACTCGTGGTGGACGAATAGCTTTTGGAACTTCAGGCTCTGGAATCTCGGGCTCAGGTGGAGCCGCTGACCTCTGATTAAGAGGATCTAGCTCTGGCTTATCTAGAATATAGGCGATCTGGGACATCGTGTAGCCCATATTCCAATAGATCTGAGCAGCATTCGCAAAGGTTAATTCAGTCGTTGCTTGAACTGCAGGGTCTTCTTTAAAGGCATCGATTGAGTTCCATTCCCAGTCACACACAACACCAGGGAAGAATGTATCCAGAATTGACTGCTGAAAGACATCACGGTAGTACACCATCTTCGGACGCAGCGTGTTTTGATACAGCATTGAGCGCTGCTCTTTGGTGTTGGAGTAGTTGGCATAGCGGAAGATACCGGCCATCGCTGGCGGCACGTTATATACAGCGCAGAGTTCTTCGCGGGTTAGCTCCTTACCTTGAACGAAATCAAGGTCTTTCATAGTGTTACTTAGAACTCTAACATCGACGCCACCTTCAACGAGTAGTGGCAGTTGACCCTTCACAAACCCCATGAAGTTCTGTCTCATGCGGTTCATATATTCTTTACGTTGTGGGTCATTAAAGGTCTGCTTGAGCATCAGAGCAATGGGGTTACGCAGCCCATTCTGGAAGAAGCCAGCATTCCAGGTAGCCATATTGAGATCCTGCTCAATTGCTAGACGAGCAGCAGTTAGCGGGGCCATACCACGGAACTTGTTATAAGGATTGGGGTACTTCCATTGAATAATATCTGTAACAGGAACCAGCTTCTCTACGGTTCGCCCATCAGGCTGAACCTGGCGAATCTTCCATTTTTCAATACTAGTTCCATCTTTGGAAACAATAGGAGTGATATTCAAGGGGTTGATCAGATCAATCTGGTATGGTGTTCCGTTCTTTTTCTCTAGATACATAAACGTTTCGCCAAACAACCCAAGATGTAGAAACTGCATCTTGATCATTTCAGCTATTGTAGGAATTTCACCAGGACGAGGTGGATAGAAGCAGTAAATAACCGGCTCAGTAAGCTTCTCTAGTTGAACAGTCTCACCGTTAGCATCTGTTTGTCCTGGTCGTGAGAAGAAAAACTCAACACCTGAGATACTATCAGCAATAAGGTTGCAACAGGCATACACCCATGCAACTGTCTTATACGCATCCTTTAGATTATAGGTTCGAACGCGCTGCTGAACGGTATTTGGAAACTCTGTCTCTAACTGCTCAAGTAATTCTGCTGCTGTTGGCATCTTAATTCCCCCAGTTATGGGTAGATATTACCATATTCTGATTTCATCTCCAAAATCTTCTTCAGATATCGGACCTTGTCCAGCTAGTTTGGAGATGAGTTCCAGGGTGGCCTTGGCTAGTTCGGGGCTCTGAGAGTTTGCCCAGTCTTCCACAAAACTGGTTATCTGCTCAGCACTCCCATAGGCGCCTTCAACTACCGAGATCCCTGGGGCGAACGTATTATCGGCAAAGGCCAAGACCATCGCGTCCCAGACGTCTGGTGATCTTCGCATTCTGGTTCTATATACTCTCTTATCCTCAAGAGCGATCTTCTGTGACGGAGTAGGACGATAGCGAATACCCATGTCCTCCTGCAGCAGCTCCATAAGAAACTCATCGGTGTGATAGTAGGGCTTCCACAGCAGCTCGCGGAGTTCAGCCATCTCTCTGATTTGCCAGGACATTTCAATACGCTTGTTTAGAAACTCTTCATTTCTATTAGCAGTGTTGCTGACTTTAACCCCTATAACTGGGTAACCAAGCTCAGATAGACGAGAAGCGGGGCCAGATCCAACACCGATACTATCGATATAGATAGCAACTGGATACTGCCCGGTCAATCTCTTGGTCTTTTCCCACATACGAATAATGAAATCAACCACTTGCATTGGGTTATTACCGAGGACCCGCTCGATAAAGCCAAGACGCTTGCCCAGCGCACAGACACAGATTGTTGGGTCACTCCCTTCTTCCCCAACGTCAACGCCTAATACAATATTCTGAAAGTCTGGTTCAATATTTGGGGCAGTTGGTGCAACTCCAAGCATCTCCTTTATCATCGTTGGGTGAAGCACAGTCATAGCTCCGGCTTCAACGAAGTTAGCCTCA